ATTTACCGGATCCCGACAAGCCATAACTTTTGACGCAAAAATGCCAGAAGTAGGTATTTATAAAGATGGAGTAAAATTAGGGGAAACTAAAAATGATGGGACATTTACAACAAAGATCGGTAAAGAGCTATCATCAGTGAATATGATGGCTAAAAAAGAAGGATATAAAAATGAACCGTTCTTTCTAAACACAAGATTTAACGGTGTTTCTTGTATTAATCTTTTAAATATAATTGCTTGGGCTATAGATTTGGGCACAGGGAATGCTTGCAAATATGATAGAAATTATGTTGAAATAGAAATGGAAAAAGAATAAGCGCAACTACTCAATACACTCCTTCTGATTCTCCGGAAGGAGTTTTTTTTTGTTTAGTCCGTGGGCAAAGATTTATTATTGTGCGGACTGATTCATATCAAACTTTCTTTTTTATTGGAAATTTATTCTGTTTAAAGTCCTCAAACTTCTATTATATAGGAATGTAACTTTTTACAAAACATCTATTTATGTCGAATTTTGGGATATCCGGCAATAGTGCCGGAATAATCAAAATTCTTTAATTATATGGAAATTATCGAAAAGAAAGTGTATGAGGAAGGCGGTGAAAATCGTCGCTCTACGAGAGAGCGGGCGAATGCCGGCCTTACCTTGGGTATTATCGGTACTGTCCTCGGCGCTGCCGCTCTTTGGGGACGTGGCAATGGTATTGGTTCAATCCTAGGCGGTGGAGCTGGTTTCTCCGGAGGTGCTAGTACTCCTGCAAATGTAAACATTAACGCATACGGCACTGGGGCCGGGAATGGTTGTGTTGCCCCTACTTCTTTCCAAGCATGGGAAAAAGGATGTGAAGATGCTTTGGAATTGACAAATGCAATGTGGGGATTAAAACTGGGCTCTATGCAGGCTATTGCAGCAAACCGTGAAACAGACATTGCTGAAAAATTCAGCTTGTACAAGACGATGGTAGACGCCGATTTTGGGTTGTATAAAAACAACCGGGACAATATCGACGCGGTTAATAACCGTCTGAATTCTGAATTGTTCGGCCTGTACAAGTATACCCGTGATAAAGACGATGAAACCCGGAAGGAACTGTGTGATCTGAAAGCACAAGTAGCGATTAGCAATGCCGTCCGTCCCTATCAGGATAAACTGATTCAGTGTGAAATTGAAAAAGCATTCACCGCCGGAATTAACTATGTAGACCGCAAGACCTGCAAAATGGTTGAAGGTGTAGTAGTAGTACCTACCGAACCTACTATTACGGGTATCGGAAGTTATTGCTGCTTTCGCAACCAGACAAGTGGAGGATCAACTCCGGCAGCCTAAAATGCTCACCCAAAAGAGAGCTTATAAACGTAGAAAACAAAAAACTAAATAGCCATGCCAGGAAATAACTTTTTCTTTAACGGAAGCAGCGATCCCCTTTTAAACCAATCTTCCTATAACATGGAAGAACGATATCAGGAGATAGAGCGGATGCAGGCCGCTTTGGAGCAGAAAAAACAAGCGATGCAAAGAGCAAAAAATCAGATGGTCCAGCAACCACAACAAAGCCAGACTCCTATATGGGACGAAATCGAAAGCATTGTATCAGCAATGACTGACAAGGAATTTGAAATCGTAACAAACAATGAAGAATTTATTGAAAGTCAGAATATGATAATGTCTATTCTTCAAGCTAAATACATGCAAATGATGCGCCCGGTGGTAGAAGGCTCAAAAGAAGGTAAGGATGCCCTAGAGAATCATCTGACGCTTGTAAAAAGGCTTAGAAAATCCGCTGCTACTGAGGTTGACAAAGAGATTAATGATTTCCAGGAATATAAAGAAAAGTATTCCGACATCCCTTACGCTGAGTATCAAAAAATGAAACGTTCGAAAGGAGGCAAAAAATGAAAAAAGAGGATTTAAACCAATTTAAAGGTGAAATTAAAACTGCGATACAGTCGTGGGGAAATGGTAAAATAGATTCTCTTTTCCCGGATAAAGCACACACACGCACTTTTTTTAAAAATGGGCTAAGTAATTTACTGGCTCGGAAGGATGCACTTATTAATAAATGGCTTGATACCAGCTTTTTGTTTATTGCCAGTGAAGACGGGACGATCGACAGCGATGTTATGATTGATAATCTGGTGTCTTTATTTGAAGAAATGGACATCCGGGATTATCAATTTGGCATGGTTAAAGTTAAGGCAGGGAAAGGGCAGGCAATCATAGATATGCCTAATAATTTTCTGTTAGATATGTTTGTAGGTAGCTTAGGGAGTATCAAATTTACGTCGGAAGATCTCGGTGAATTGAAAGAACTCCTGAATTAATTAACTTTAAAATTATTGTATCATGAATGAAGAAATAAGAGAATTCTCAGAAGAATTGCAGGACTTCCTGAAAAAAGGACATAAACTGCTCAATAAAATGGGACAGGGAATGGGACAAAGAAACGGCAATCAAGGATATGGCCCAAATTATGGACAAGGCATGGGCCAAAATATGGGCCAAGGTGGTTATGGCGAAAATGTCGGACAATGGTTCCGGAATAATTTTGGCGGACAGGGATTTGATCCCCGGTTTATGTAATTATTAACTAAGAGGGGCATTTTGCCCCTCTATATTATACAAAAATATGTGTACACCAGCCTTAAGCAGTTATAACTATATACCCCGTGAAATGCAGGCATATCTCCGGAATTACGGATATTCCTTTTCAAAAAGGGCGTGTGAATATGCAGTAAAGCAAATGATGCGAAAAAACACCGCTACAGGGAAATTAGAAAGTATTGAGCCGTATTCGAAAGAAAAGGCCGAAGAATTATTATCGAAACACGGAATTAAACTTGAAAGGAACATAGGGTACAATTTCGTGTACGTCATAAATATGATTTATTCTGATCGTTGGAAATCGAGTATTGAGGATGAATTGCATCTATGTAAAGCCGTCAAGGATGAAATAGATGATGAAGATGCAGTGCCAGAAAGCATATTTAGGTGCTGGATGACAAAGCAGGAAGATAAAGGTATTCCCATCCCATGGGAGGATATGATATGATAAAACAACGGTTCCATATCTATGTTAAGGGCCAGAAATGGAACATAACCGCCTTTTATCCGGTCACAAGGTATCATGTTGAAGAAATAATAGATGCCTTGTACCAGATAAATTGTAATGAAGAAGATTTAAAAAAAGCATATATAAATATAACAAGCGATAATGTAAACAATGGACTTACATTTAGTAACTATTTTTACCGGGAATCGGTGATCATATTTGCTATTTCTATTAGTCCAGCAAAATATTTTAACCTAATCACACATGAATTACACCACCTGTCAGTTCATATCGCAGTAAGTAGCGGATTTAATCTACAAGGGGAGGAAGTTTGTTATATAAACGGAGATATTGCTGAAATGATGTTCCCAGTTGTAGTTTATTTATTATGCAAGGGATTTATTCGCAACTATGAAATAAAATACTATGTCCGATAAATTTGAAATATTGCTTGATATTGCCGACACAGCTTGCATAACATTTCTATGTGAAATGGCCTTACATGAATTAAGATGCTTGTAAAAGCTGAAAATATACGTCGTGAACATATCGGAAGGTGTGAGAGGGGAGTGTGTTCCCTCTTTTTTGTAACTTTATGCAATGTTGATCCGTATATGTTAAAAATGCCATTATAAAATGATTTTCTGGATTTTTTGTTTGTAAATCATATTTCCAGAATCTATATTTGTGGCATAATTATGCTCTTGGCTTCGTATGTTCTACCAATTTTGGTTTAATAATGAGCATGCCGACCCAAGAGCCTTTGTTTTTTATAATGATATGAAATCAAACAATAAGCCAGAATCTAATTTTAGTGTACCAGTCAAAATAGCTGTTCTAATAGACGGAGGATTTTTTATATTGAGTGCCGTAAAACCCACAGGTCTTTAGCCTGTTGGATGTAAGGCACTATCCCTGGTTTCTAATATATTCTATAACTGTATTTGGATTAGCCTCGCCTATTGAGCAGACGAAATATCCGTCTGACCATAAGGTTTTCTCTTTCCAAAAGTATTTTCTCAACATACTGCCATATAAGCGCCACGAAAAGACTGTACTCTCCTGCTTTAGCTTCCTTACTATTGATGTTACGGATAGTTTTGGCGGATAGCTGATAAGAAAGTGTATGTGGTCTTTGTCGGTTTCCATGATGTCTATATCGAAGTCTGAATTGTCAGCTATTGACTGAAATATGGCTTTAATGTTGTCATCAAACTCACCTTTGAGTATCTTTCTCCTGTATTTGATACAGAAGATAAGATGGCACTTTAGGTAATACTTGTGTCTATTCTCGTGATTATAATTTTCTTTCATGCCACAAATATACATAAACTTTTGGCTGTTTACGAAATAATTGCTATCTTTGTAAGCGAAATGAGAAAGATTAATCGAACATACAAGTTCAGACTGTACCCGACTAAGGTGCAAGCCGATTTGCTGGCAAGACATTTCGGTTGCGCTCGGTTTGTGTACAACTACTTTCTCAATCAGCGTAAGGAACAATATAGGCTCACTGGTAAGAGCGATAATTACTATGCACAGGCTAAATCGCTTACCGCATTGAAGAAGCAGGAAGCAACCGCATGGCTTAAAGAAGTAAATTCTCAAACCTTGCAGTTCGCTATCCGCAGTCTTGAAGTAGCCTATACCAATTTCTTTCAGAAGCGGGCGAAGTTTCCTAACTTCAAATCTAAGCACTCTAAGAATAGTTTTACCGTTCCACAATTTGCATCTGTCGCAGGTGACAGGCTTTTCATACCCAAGTTCAAGGAGGGCATCAAGTGCCGTGTACACCGTGAGATAAAAGGTGAAATCGGTAAGGTAACTATTTCCAAGACACCAAGCGGAAAGTATTTCGTTTCTGTATTTACAGAAGAAGAATACGCAACTCCGCTTGAAAAGACTAACAAGTCGGTTGGTGTGGATATGGGTTTGAAGGACTTGCTTATCACTTCTGAGGGAGAAACTTTTAAGAATAACCGATACACAAGAAAATACGAGCGCAAACTTGCTAAAGCACAGCGACATCTTTCCCGTAAGAAGAAAGGCAGCAGAGGGTTTGAAAACCAAAGGCTCAAAGTTGCCAGACTTCACGATAAGATTTCCAATAGCCGTACAGACTATCTGCACAAGTGCTCCATTTCCCTTGTTAGAAGATATGATACCATCTGCATCGAGGATTTGAATGTAAAGGGAATGGAGAGAAACCATCACCTTGCCAAGTCTATTACCGATGCAAGCTGGGGCAGCTTCGTTTCCATGCTTACCTATAAGGCAGAATGGAACGGCAAAAAGGTTGTAAAAATAGACCGATACTTCCCCTCCTCGCAGACTTGTAATGTCTGTGGGTATGTCAACAAACAGACTAAAGATTTGTCTGTCCGTGAGTGGGAGTGTCCTATTTGTCATACTCATCATAATCGTGATGTTAATGCTGCTATCAATATTCTTCGTTTCGGATTAAACCATATATCGGCAGGAACTGTCGATTACACGGGTGGAGAGGAAGTAAGAGCCAATCTTTTGAAAGGCCGTTCCTCTGCGAAACCCGAAGCCCATGAGTCTTTAGCTCATGGGTAGTTCACACTCATTTCTTTTCCTCCTTTTCTTTGATAAGTTTTTCCTTCAAAATCACAGATCTCATTGCTCCGAATCTTGCAACTTGCAATTGCTCTTCTAGGGATAGTTTTCGGTACGGCCGCATTTCACGGATATGTACGTTTTTATCATATCCATGATGTCTGATTATTAAATCTTCATTGAATGTGATTATGCCGGAATATAATACATCTCTCTTTGATAGTTCACTACATACTTTGTCATATATCTTTTCAGGAACGCAGTAGTAGAAGTATTTTATAATTCCGGCCGATTCATGGTGATGCTTTTTCTTGAAGTCGGCAATAAAATCTGAGAAACTACGCTTTATCTCTATTTCCGTTAAGTATCCTGATTTTGATAAGACTAGCATATCACACTCATGCCCGATATGAAATTTACTTCCCCATCCATTTACATTGAAAGCGACGATATTTCGGATAAAATTAAAGCTATCGGATTTGGCCAATGCGACCTCTATTTCATATAAACTTCTTTCTGTATTCATCATTGCTTTTTATTGAATGTTTGTATATTTATAGCATTTTATCGGATGAAACTTACCGTCTATTTCGTCTCCTACATTGATAACTTTCCGCATGCTATCTGTTTGAACAGATAAAAAACGAGAAATCAAATTATCAAACATATATATATTTTTACCGTCTGAAACTTGATTTATGCCTTTCCTGAAATAAACAATACGATGAGATTTGTTTGAGACAGCATATACAAATACAGGTTTACCTATCCCATCCGTATTTTGAAGTTCTTTATGCTGCTTAAAACATATATGTTCTACTATTTTCTTGAAATTATATTCACTTTCATCATGTGATTCCATTTTAATCGTCCTGAATTTGATATACACTTTACTCCCTCTTTCTGTAAGGTCCACTTTGTCCATAATATCATGAACAAAAGGGATCTCGTGGATTAGAATTATATAAATTTTCATGTCTATGAAATAAAGATTGGTCTTTCATAAATTTGGCTCTATGAATTCAACATTGTATTTTTCACAGTAGTATTCAAAAGGTTTTTTACTGAAAGGGAATATGGTCATTGGGCCTATAAAATATCCGTCACAGTGTGTTATTTCGTTATATTTCTTTTCTGCTGTTTTGCGTATTTTATGCTCAGTCCCATACCCTGATTTATGCAAAAAAAATACAGTTATTTTTTCTCCTTTATCAAGCAGCTCCTTGAGCCGTTTGTAGTCTTTACTGGTTTTGTTGGGGATCATGGTTGTTTGAACTTAGTAATTTTAGAGAGGGGCATTACACCCCTCTGTTAGTTATACCAATTCTTTTTGTTTTAGAAATTTGTTTACAAAATAGATTTGCCCCTTCCGGTAACTTTAACGGTTTTGTTTATTGAAGTGTGTCCGTCAGAATGTGTCACTACCGTTTCTTTAATTTCAAACAAATTAAGATTCATTCCTCTTTGCGATGGCATATTATAGCTCATACCAGGTTTCTTTATCAGATAACCATTCCTCCGCATCCACACAAATAGCCTTTTGGCACCGATCTCAACTCCATTTTGTTTTAAAATCTTTGCAAGGTCTCCGATAAGGATGGAGGTATGAGAAGCGGAAACACTGTCAGCAAAAAGGACTTTCGGAGCTTGCTGTTGGATTTGTTTTTGCTGTTGTTCGATTTGTTCCGCTTGGCTGGCTGCTAATTTTAGAGCTTCAGAGTAAGACTTCGGAATTTGAAAACCTCCGGTCTGTTGCAACTGTCTGTATTTGTTTTCTGCTTCTATAAAATATTGACGTGCTTGTTTGCCTTTCTCGTTGCGCTGGAGCATTGAAATTTCTTTAGCGCAATTAATAGTTAAAGCGTAATCATTAAGTTCCTGATTTGCAAGGGTGTTAAATTGTTTACACCCTACATAGTCAATGTTTTCTACAAATCCATATTGTAATTGACGTTCAAACCAATTATTAAAGCGTTCGGTAGCTTCAAGAAATTTATATAATTCTCTTGCCGAAACAGCTTGTTTGCCGTTCGATTCAGTAATTTTAATTATTTCGTTCATAATAGGTTATTTTTCTTCGGTTAATATCTGCTTCATTCTGTCAACAAGATACGAAACTTTCGCATAGAACCGGCAAACACACCTCAAAGCGTATTCAAGATCCGGTTCATCATGATTAAATTCGACAAGGTTGGACACCTCGATAATTGCTTCGTCGCCTCTTAGTGTTGAAGAGATTTCCAATAGTTCTTCGACGTTGATTGAAGGAATAGTTACAGTAGTTTTAGCCGTTTCGTGGGCATAACGTGCTTCATCAATACCTTGTACCGATGTTAGCAAATTCTTTTCCGTGATAGACATTATCCCTAAGAATTTGATATGTTTGGATAGAAATAAAAAACGGTTCCATCCTTTCCCGCTGTCTATCACCTAAGAGGGCTGTGGGTGCATTAACACTCCACACGGGGGTAATGAAACCGTATATCGATTTAAGGCATAAAAAATGCCCGCAGTTTTGGCGGACTTACCGCCCTCTTAGTATGATAGACACTACAAACATACGGCATTTTTCCGACAAATCAAAATCATTCTGCATAGGGATTATTTTTTAACGATTCAACACAAATAATCTTCATATATCACTTTCAGACCATGCCCGCAATAAGGCAGGATTTTGTTTGTTAGATCTTTGTTCATTTTAGCCAGTTTTTAATTATACTTTCAAAATCATTTTGAAATAAAGAGGCAGTTTTTAAAAATTTAAATTCTTGAACAGTCATCTCGTGCAAATAGTAATAAAATGCCTCATATTCGTTTGAAAAGTTTTTGCCCCAGAATGAATCTGGTTTTGCTATTTGATATTCTTTAATCGACTTCAAAAGCGCGAATGCATATTTGGGAAAATATTTAAATTCAAGTTGCATTTGCGTTTTTGATGCAAGCGGACAGCCGACACATCCATGCCTTGTAAAGTTATAAGGAGGATCATAATATAGCATATATGGAAGTTTTTGTTTGTATATGTATTCCCATATCTGATTTTCCGTCCAATGAAGTATCGGAAGAACATGAATAGCACCTTCCATATTCTTTCTTACGTCGCATTGCTCCGGTTCATATCCAGATCTTACAGAAGATTCTTCCCATCGCATCCCCTCTAAATTTCTCTTCCCAATTCCATAATTTTCTTTAAGAATTTCGCAACACCATCTGCGCTGTCTAGATGGTAATCCTTTACGTGCTACAAGCTTAAAAAAACTTTCTTTAGGGTTTACTATTTTTACTTCTGGATAGTTTTTCCGGATAAAATTAATTGTGCCAGGAGGGTCTATTGTAGTATTTGAATAAACAGCATTAAATGGGACCTGAGATCTTTTCGCTAGATCCAGCAATACAATACTGTCTTTCCCTCCGGAAAAACCTAGATTATAGATTTCATCTGTTTGTAACTTTTGAATTAAATTAATACTACGCTTTATGTGTTCTTCCATATGTTAATACTAATCTTAAATAATTTCTTATATTTGCTGCGCACAAAGAGTTGTGCATATTGTTTTGTAATTGTTGTAGTTGAGTTTAGTACTTGCCGAAAAGACCAAAATAAAAAAAACAGATACTAAGCTCGTTAGACTACGTATATACGTGTCTGCGAGTTTATTTCTGTAAGGGTATTGGTCTACCTCGGCAAGAATAGATAAAGCAGACACGTTTTTTGTGTGTCTGCTGCAGTGGAGCCGGCGTGGACGTCATTTAGGTGGCGTCCATTTTTTTATTTACTCTGCTGTTGTCTGATTTCTCTTTACATATCTGATCCTTACTCCCTGAGAAGTCTTTTCAACTACCTTCTTGCGAAACTTTTTACATAACTTTTCAAAGTCCTTCATCTCCTTTAGGACTTGTTCGGCATGCTCCCGTTCACTTCTCTGAGCTTCGGAAGAATACCAGTTTTGATCTATGTTTCCGTATTTGTCCATAGCACACACCGATAAATTAATTAAAGTTTTAAATATTCTCGGAACTCATTAAACATTCTGCACATCTTCTAAAATAATTCAAGTTGTGTATGTTTCTGTGCCTTGCCAATAAAGTTTGCAGAATACAACAGATAATGCGGTTGTGTGGCAGGATTCTCCAATATCATTCTTATCTGCCTGAAATCACAAACAGCAAAAAATTTATATAATAAAGAATAGAACTTCTCTCTTTTACCTATTCTCTCAAGTACTATTTCATATTGCTCATTTTTAGATTTACAATATAAGTTATTGCAATGCATTTGATAGTAATTTGCTTGCATGGACTCAAAGTAAATGCACGGGAAGAAAGCCATTATCAAATCGTCTTTCGTAATACTATCAAACACGCTTCCTTTACCGTCATACGCTTTTTCAATCTCCGCAAACAAGTCTACAACGTGGTCAGTTTGTCCAAAATTATTTTGGATATCATAATCTTCCGATGGTATTCCCAGCTTTATAAACTCATTCTTGAAAGTTCCACTTTGCTCGAACATTAAATGAACTTTTCCTTTTATTTCCATTACTTTATCAAATTGTTTTCTTTTAGTAATTTGATGACTTTCCTCTCTGCGTTTTTCATGTTTAGCGCTTGACTCCCAAAGTTGATAATTCGACCGCATTGTATGTATTTTGGGGTACATACACGCTCTTATGCAACTATTGCAAGGCGATATGTTTTCACCTGATAAGTCTTGTTGGGTTTTACAGTCCGGGCAGCCTATTCCGAGCAAGAATTTATCTCTAAAATTTGTCGGTTTCCCAGCCTCTTTATGTCCGGAAAGAAACTGTTTTGATAGTGTTATTACGTATGTTTTCATTGTTTCAGTGATTTTTTATTAAAATGGTCTTCCGGATTCGTTTGTGTTGTGGTCGAATATCTTCGTGAGACTTTCATTATACCTGAATTTCACGTCACCTACGGCTCCGTTGCGCTGTTTAGCCATTATGAGCGCACCTTCTCCGGTTATCGGGTTGTTATGAGGATCTTTCAGCTTGTAATATTCCGGACGATAAACGAATATAACCTTATCTGCATCTTGCTCGATGGCTCCTGATTCACGAAGGTCGGATAGCTGTGGCTTTTTATCCGCCCGTTCTTCACAAGCTCTGTTAAGCTGGGATAAAAGGATAAAAGGCACATTAAGCTCTTTCGCGATTATCTTTGCCTGTCTGCTCGCCTGTGCAACTTCCTGTTCCCGGTTTTTCCCCTTTTCGCCCATATCAGCGAGTTGTAAGTAATCTACGAGTATCAATCCGCATTTTCCCTGCTTTGACATTCTCTTAGAGTGTGCACGGATGTAGCGCATGGATACTATCGGGTTGTCGTCAACGTATATCGGCAGTTCGGAAAGTCTTTTCTTTGCCGATGCGATTTGGTTGAACTCTTCGTTGGATATGTATCCGTTCCGGTATCTGTCCGCTTCGATGTCCGTCTCTGAAAGGATTAGCCTGTCGGCAAGGCTGATGCTGTCCATTTCGAGGGAGTAGATGCACACCGGGACGCCATTTCTTGCGGCGACCTTGGCGAAGTGAAGCATCACGCTTGTCTTTCCTGACCCAGGGCGTCCTGCGAGTATTATCAGTTCGGACCCCTTGAATCCGGATGTCATTTTATCCAGGTCTTTCAGTCCGGATGTTACGCCTGACATTTTCCCTTGCCGTCTGTTTTCCGTCCTCAATATCGATTCGTCAGCCGCTTTTTCGACTGCCGACGATATATGTTCCATACGACTATTCAGGGAAATGATTTCGTTTATTTTCTGCAATTGCCTATCAGCGAATGAAATGGTGTCTGAAACGTCGTTTGTTTCGTCAGACATCCGGATTATCTCGGTAGCCATAACTACCAGTTGTCGTTCTATCTGCATCTGAACGAGCAGTTTGCAATAGTGATCCGTGCGAGCAAGTCCGAAACCGGACAGGTTCGTGAGTTCGGTTACGTAGGATGCGTTGCCTGCTTCAATTAGCTTGCCGGACTGGCGAAGGCATTCGACTACCGAAATCATGTCTACCGGTATGCTTTTGTCGTTCAGTCCCCGGATGGCATCGAAGATTATGCGGTTTCTGGGGTCAAAGAACGCATCTGTGCTTAGCTTTGACACCACATCGGTCACTGCTTCGTTAGATAGCATCATCGCCCCTAATACGGCTTTTTCCGTGTCTGGTGAGTTCTGTCTACCAACTTTCAAGTCTTCCGTCATCTTTTTCCTCCTTTCTGTTTTTTAGTTGGATTTTAAGCCACCTGAAAAAGTGGGATTTGAAATCTTTTAGGCTTTTCATGTTTTCACCTATACACTCGAGTTCGTCAAAAAAATCGTTCACCCACTTAATTATTTCATCGGGTTTAAGCTGTTGCTTCATTGCTATGGTCTCAATCCATGCCGTTTCTTCGGAAAATATTCTTTCCTTCAAATTTTCAATCGGGATTATTCCTTCCGACGAAAAATCCAAAAGGGGGATTATAGGGGGATTATTTATTTTCTTTCCTTTCCTTTGTGTACTTTTGTATACATTTTTGTCATTTTTGCATACATTTATTGCATTATTGTCTACATTAATAAGTAAATAAGGATATTCTTCCTTGGGCTTTCTTCTTTTAATGGCTTCAAAATATCGCTTCTGAATACCTTCACTAGTCAGAATCTTTACCGAGCTGAAGCAGGAGCTGTCAAAGAACCCCCACCTAACTAAGCGATTCACGATCTGGTCCAGTAATTCAGAGTTTATTCCTGGAAGGGATTTTAAAAGTTTCATTTTTAACGGCTCATTCCACACAGCGAAGTATCCATTCCGGTATACCGCACATAGCAGCTTTATTGCTGTAATTTCTCCTTTTATCCCAAACTCTCCAGAAATTGCACCTATTTTCTCATCATCAAAAAAATCAACATCAAAAGAAAAATATTTTAATCACTCTTTGTGAAGATTGTCATTTAATTGTCTCGCCATATCATATTGCTGATTTTAATAGTTCATAAATGTTTATAAGCATATTAGCCATTATTTTAGTTTTAGTAACATCACGATGATATTTGGCATGACAATCTTCACAAAGAGTGATTAAATCACTTGTATCATACTCCCATGGTGCCGCTCCCTGAATATATTTTTTATGATGTACATTTAATGGTTTATCAGCGTGAAAACACATCTGACAGGTAAATCGATCCGCTTGCATGGCTTCCAGTCGCTTTCTTTGCCAGCGAGGGTCTTTTAACAATTCTCCATATTCCATATCACAGCTTTTCAATTTCGTTTTTCTGGCACTCAATGAAATACCGATATTTATTAACCTCTTCCATGAGTTTAATGTTTGACTTTTCCAATTCCTGATTTTGGGCTTTGAGTTTTTCGCATTCGTTAAATTTCGCATCATACGCCTGTGAAAGCATGTTGAACTGATGGATACTTACAACTTCATCGGATTCTTGATTTTTGTCTTGGTTTTGGAGTTGTTTTTCTACTTCTTCAGCAATACCGGAGTAGTCTCCTAATAAGGATGTGATAATTAGTGCTCTCATGATTTTTTATTTAATTTTTTATACAAAATCCGCCTCTTTTACAAATATCCCGTTGATAAGTTTCCCCTTCCGGTCTTTGATTTCGTTGTATGCATATTCAACGCATTCACTGAAATCAATACCCAGTTGTTTTGATATACAGATGAGAGTGACAACCGTATCCCCGATGCTGTCTGTCTGTTTTTCCCTATCGCCTTTGTTTATTGCCCGGGCTAGTTCTCCGAGTTCTTCAACTGTTTTACACATCTGTACTTTTGGATCCTGGGTATGCAGGTTTCTGTCGACAACCCATTGCTCAATTTTTTTAATAGTATTTTCAATCATGTTTTTTTATAATTTACACATTCAATTTTTCTAGTCAGACAGTTTTCATGCGGCACCACCGAAAACGGGCAATCAACTAATCCGAATTTCCACGGTCGGTAGTAGATACATTCCCGGCAGTCGGAATAGGTTGTTGACAGCCGGGGAATGATCGGTTTTGGTTGTTTGGGTTTCGGGATGCGGGGCATATATTTTATTATTAAAAAGGACAGATACTACAAAATGGTTAACTTTGTAGCGGACTTTAGCCCGTACCGCAGCGAGTAATAAAGGGGGCTCAAAGCGGGCCGGGGAGTAAACCTCCTTTTTGTTAAACTTAAAAGTAACATCATGGCTAAAATCCAAGTTCGGGTTAGAACCCAAGTACGTACTACTGTAAGAACAACTGTAAGAGTACGGAAATAGTTCTAACCATGGGTGGGTGTTAACGGCATCCACCCTTAACTTTATCTGTCCTTTTATATTCATGCTGATTCTTTATTAAAGAGGAATTTATGCTACTAATCCGTTTTGCCTTGATAGGTTTGAAATAATTGCGTACATTTTATCCAATGCGCCTACACGTTCAGCTACATCAATAAGACTCTCATTTTTCTTTCTGGCGTAGGAACGCAGTGCAATATGATAATTGTAATAAAGGGTTTGGTAAATATGGTCCCACACATTCTTTTGAGGAACATTGAAGTGCATGGAATATTTGTTTACCAAAGCAAGGACTTTATCTCTCATGCTTAATTCAGGAACAGCATCAGTAGAAAGAGGGAGTGATAACATGTCTTTCTGCGCTTCTTCCCGAATAGCTAATACCTCATTAACTTTCTGCTCAACGGTTGACAATCTCTTTTCATGTTCTACCATGATCTGACATTGTTTGAGAAGCATTTCAGCCGGGGAAAGATTGCTTTGTTCTGTTCGCTTTTCTATTTCTAATTGTTCCCAACGTAAAACCAATTTAGCCCTTGCTTCGTCATTGAATTTTGTTGCGACATATAAACATTCGGTTTTTGTCAGATAATAGCATGGTCTATCTTGCTTATTAGCATCTTTATACGTGCCCAGCGCAAAATTGCGCCCGGCTATTTTTAACCAAGATTCTTCCATGTTTCGAATTGAACGCATGACATCTTTGTGTTCTCTTTCGGTAATCTGTGCAATTTCTAACGATGACATTCTACCATCGTTAGAAGTAATAATCAATTCTTCCATATTTGTGTGGTTTACTTATTTTTCAAACGAATCAAGATAAAGCTGCGCCATGCAAGCTCCGTGATAATCAAGGCTTGCCTTATGCGTTTTGTGGAACTCAGCAAACTTTCTGAAGTTGCCGGAACTGAGAATAAAGTAATACGCCTGATTCTTGCAGTTCTTTTCGATCTCTAATTTTTGTCTTACTTGGATTAGTTGTTGTTGCAACTCTTTTACTTCGGAAAGTAATTTACCCTCGTTTCGTCGGGGTGGACGTGCTGTAATGGTACTATGATTCACATTACTTACAGATTCACTTCGTCTTGGCATTACGTTGATGAATTATAAGTTAATAAAAATAAGAAAGCCGCCGACTTTCCCGTTATCTGCCAAGACGAACATAACACTTACGATGAAGGGCTATGCAACGAAGGAATTTCGACGGCCTATATTTTACTTGAAAATTCAAGAAATAATAGGGCATAAAAACACCCTTCTAACGTAATTTATGTTGTTCGTCTTGGCAGTTGAACACCACAAATATACGGCTATTATCCATAATTGCAAAATTTAATGTAAGATTTGTCCCTGCCGGGGAATGGAACCCCGGGGAAACCGTTCAGGATGTTGTTTCTTTCCCTCCTCCCTTTCCTTTTTGCGGTTATATTTTTCTGTATAAACAACAAGCTCCCGTAACTTTTCTACGGGAGCCTCTAAGCGATTAAGCTGACAGAGTAATTCTATCCGCTCGCTGTCTTCTGGTGTGAATAAATTATTGCTCATTCCGATTTAATTCTGTGTTCTCCATTATCAAAAATAATCGTTGTACAAGTCTTCAAATTGTTTCCCGATGTATTCTGCATCGTCCGAATTTCCACAGCAAAGCCGAGAGCCGAAATTCGTGCACGTAACCGCGTAGTCCGTAACGACGTAACGAAAACCCGAGGAACGCCAAACAAAATACGGGTAATATTTATGTTGATTTGAATCGGAAAAATCCGCTTTCCAGTTTCTATTCATCTTGTTTGCGGCTTTGTATATTGCCTTTAACTTCATGAAAGCAATATCCGATTTGTCAAGCCCTGAACTTAGCAGATTTTCTTCATCTATCGGCTTTTCACCAATAATTGCACAAGCATCCTCGTAGGTCTTCACGGTATCTTGAAAGTTTTTCAAGAATGTACCCTTGCCAAAGTTTAATTCAAGTATCTCCTTAAATTTAGGAGATACTTCCTGATAAAGCTCTTTGGCTTGTTCTTCTGTAATCTTTAATGTCTTTTCCATGTTTTTTCTTTTAAAGAATAAGTAAATATTCACGGTATAGTTCTTTGAATTGTTCTGTGGCGTATTTAGCCAGTTCTCTGTTTTTAAAGCAAAGCCGAGAGCCGACATACGCGTCCGCACACGCGTAGCCCGTACCGTCGCAACGAAAACCCGAGGAACGCTGGTCTTTGTTTTCTTCAACGTAAAACCAATTGTAGTACTTGTATTCATTCCAGTTGGAGAAGTCCGGTTCCCATCCTTCATTTAGTGCCCTTGTAATGATTGTCAGCTTGTAGTATGCAATAATTGATTTTCTATCTTTTTCGGGTAGCATATCTACAACCGGCAGGTCGTTAGGGTTAAGTCCGAGATGCTTGCAAGCATCCTCGAAGGATTTAATTTTGTCTGTGATTTTTTCCATGATATTATAGTTTTAGTGTTATTGTTGTGGTTTTAAATTGTCCGGTATGCGTTCTTTGTCGTCCGGTATGTAGGGGATCACTTCTACAAACTTCGTATCTTCGATTTTTACTATCTCATAGGGTATTACAAATGTTGACAGTGATTTTTCGAGGTTATCCAATGCCCGGTTGATGTTTGATGCGGCAACTAGATAATGAATTGAGGATTCTTTCTCTTTGCCGAAGTTATCGCTATCGGTTATTTTAACTGTTGCTTTGTAGAGTCGGTCATCGTTTTCGTCATTTGATTCAATGTATTCTGTTATTTTTGACCGTTTCAGGGCTTGAATGAGGTAATCCCCCTGAACTATTTCGGATAACTGCCTGCAACTCCTTTCTTCTGTTTCCGAAAAGCTCATTGCATCTATGAGGTATAATTCAGTCACTTTCTTTGCTTTGCCATCCTCATTTACTTTTTCGTATTTTACTGTGGATTCAAAATAGGTTGCTGTCATAATTTTAATGTTTTAATGTTTCAATTTTTCAAGTTTCTTAACCAGTATCCCCGCCTTCCTTTGTCTTTCCATCCCTTTTACATCCGAAAAAGAAACCGGACTATCGCGTATCTCTTTAAGATATTTGATTAGCCCGGATTTGTCTTTGAATAGAAAGGTTAGGATTTGGTTGGAGAGGGTAAGCGGGATTTTCATGTTAGTTTATGTTTTTGATTAATAAGTCAAATTCTGATTCCTGTTCTATGGCTTCATTGATACCTCCTGTGATAGTATTTGATATTTCCCTTTTGTATTGTATGACTTTGTAAATGTCTTCGTCTATTGTGTTTTTACCAAGGAAATAAACACAGTTGACTGAATCTTTCTGTCCGATTCGGTGGCATCTGTCTTCGCACTGGTCGGTGTCGGCGGCTGTCCACGGAAGTTCAACGAATACCACATTGGAGGATGCCGTAAGGGTCAATCCAACTCCGGCGGCTTTGATGGAGCAGACTATCAGTTTTACCGACGGATCATTCTGGAATGCGTCGATGTTTTTCTGCCGTGTCACCATATCATCGTTTCCGGTAATTGTTACAGCGTCAGGGAATGCCTGTGTAAGGAATCCGGCTATTTCTTTCTGATGAATGAATACGACAATCTTTTCGTCTGATTCTAGCATGTCATTTATATAGTCCCTTACGGCATTTAATTTTCCCCTTGCGGATATGTTTTTAAGGACACCGATTCTTACCATTGTTTCGCCACGCATTGATCTCCTTACTTGTTCATCTGTCGCTGCGCGATATTCTTTCAGGTAATCGGCAAGGTCGGAAAGTGCTGACGCATATTCTTCGCGGTTGTCTATGTCGCAGGGGACGACTGTCCTTATTTTATCAGGAAGTTCTTTCAGGACTTCTTTTTTGTTCCGGCTATAAAAACATGTCGTATTTAGCTTGTAGTTCAGTTCTTCCATATTGTCGTTGAATCCGTACTCGGCGCAAAAATTTGTGTATCCTCCGAATTTATCCACCTGATTGATGATCGCTAACATGGAAGCGAGGTCTTTTGCCTTGTTCACTACCGGTGTTCCGGATATGGCGAATATGACTTCCTTTCCTGACGTCAGCCCTTTTGTAAACTTGCTCTGCTGTGATGTCGGGTCTTTTATCCGGTGCGCTTCGTCTATTATTACAGACTTGAACAGGTTTATGTGCTGTGTGAATATTACATCCTTTAATTTGAAGGCTTGTCCGGGCTTTGTGACTATATCCTGAACGAAATACTTTTTCAGACTTTCGTAATTGCAGATGAAAACATCGTTTTTTACGCTGTCGCCAAACAAAGACTTACCGGAGGCGAACAAATACCATGTGTTGATATTCGAATTATTCAGTATGCACGCCTTTTTGTTGGTCCACATGTGCCACTCTCTTTGCCAATTTATTTTTAAGGAAGAAGGGCAGATAACCAGACATGGAAAAGCATCTAAGGCAAGAACAGAAGCAATAGCCTGACAGGTCTTTCCAAGCCCCATTTTATCGCCTATGATTGTTCTTTTATGGAGAATATTATAGGCAACGCCCTGTTTCTGATAGGGGTACAATTCCATTTTTAAGGGAATGTCCTGTTTCAGTTCAGGAAGTACCGGGATTTTCCAATCTTCTTTGTTGTGTTCTCTGGTGAATACAAATCCGTATTTCTGTCCGAACCTCTGAATCTGCGATGCGTATCTCTTTGGAAATATGAATGACTTCCGTTTGGGATTATATTCGGAGCTGGGACATATTTCCATGAGTTTCTTTACCGCCCACGTCAGCCTTTTGTTGTACTCGAATGTTATTTCAAAACAATCGTTAGATTCCTTTATCCTCATGGAGCTGTTTTACTTTTTGTGTATATTCTTTGATTAATACCTGATACTCGAAGTCTGTCAAGTGTGATGATTGGTGTTTCAGTACCTCCAGTTCTTCTATAATGTCCGGTCCATATTTTTTAATCAATCCGCGTGCGTATCCAATATTGTTCCCCTCGTCGTAGCGGTTACAGGAACGGCATTGTGCGTTGCAGTTCTTTTCATGGTATCGCGTCGCCATGTGGGAGCGGTTTACGAAATGACCACAATCAGCCTCTTTCCAAGGGACTATTTTTCCGCATGATATACATACCGTATATCCTTGTAGGTTGGCGTCCCTCAATCGGATAAATTCTGAAAATATGCGGTCCAGCTTTGTCTTTAAATTAGGTCTCTTTTTGACCTTGATTTCAGGTTTATCAAAAAGCGGTTTCTTTCGTTTCTTATACATGTCACTTTTAATAAAATCCCCGGGAATTTCTCCCCGGGGAAGGCATCAATCTAATCCTGTCCGATTTCGCGTCACCTTTCAGATAGAGCCATCGGGAATTTAACCCGTAAAACCATACGCTATCTTCGTCCTACTCTCGGATTTAAAACGGATTTTTCATAAAGGGTTTGGGATATGGATTGATTCGAACAATCATCCTACTGTCGAGGGGATTAGGCTTGCCACTCCGCGCTTCTGTGGTGACAATTATATGCGCTGCCGTTCCTTGCTGTCGCTCTACCGTTGAGCTACATATCCGTTTGCCCGGTAATCTCGGGCAGATTTTACTCTTCTTCTATAATTCCACTAATCAATTCTTTCTTCCAGTCTTGAATGAATCCGTTTTCGTCAACATTCATAATGATGTAGTCGCCATATCCTTCATCAGCTGGACACATTATCTTGGGCACATATCCATCGTAAGAAGTGATAACTTTCTTATCGCCATCGAGAATTTTACAAGCAAAATCATCACATACCTTGTAGTGAACATTGGCGGTAATTCCTTGCTGCCAGTTTACTATCTTGCCTGTTTCGATTTCAATAAGCGGTTGCCAACGCCAATCGTTTCCACGAAGAACACGATGTTGTTCTCCTATATATTCAGCACATGGCATATTGGGATAGCCGTCTGTTTCATCGCAATCGGTATCACGACTTCCGTTGATATAGGCATCTTGCCAATAACGTATACCAGCATCTACTTTTAAGTAAATAGCTTCCATTTCTGTATTTGTGTTAATTGCAACCTTCATGTTTTTATTTTTTTTCTGTTGTTTGGTTGGATATTGTTTTTATGATTTAATCGTGTATTCCAAATTCACAATCTCCCCATTGGTCATCGTCTGCGCCATCATAGCTAAATGGATATTTAGGGATATTCCATTCCACTCTTCGTCTATTATTGATAGCAACACGGATAGGATTATATCCGGACTTAGATTTTTCTCTTTTCTTCGCAGCGCAACTCTTACTACAACAAAGTCCCCAACCACGTTTTAGGTTTCTTGGGTCTGCATTGTATTCTTTTCCGCAGTTATCACATTTTCGTATCATTTCTGGCTGATTGCGTTTGAAGTTCTCATTTCTTCCTTTGCCATGCTTACGACCGTCCGGAGCCAATCAAGCTGGTGTGTTGCGGCACGATTCAGGCGTTCGATAGTGTTAACCAACAGGTTTTCACGCTGACAGGAAGATTCTACAAGCTGTTTTAAAACAGACGCCGGACAACCTGCCTGTTTCCCGAGGTTGTAAACGATGCTTTGTGCGATTGCCTGGTCTTGGTAAAATTTTGCATCGGCAAGCATTTTTCCTGTCCGGGCGATGTATGCAGAAAGTTCACCGCCTCTTTCTATTGCTAGATTAGGCTCTTCCGGTGGTACGGTGGAGAGATATTCATTAATCTCTTCTGCTTCTCTTTCAAGTTCTTCGATAGGTGTTATTTTCATGCCGTATTTTTTAAGTCTCCGAACATAGTCCAGTATTTGAATGCAAGTTCCATACATTTCTGTCGGCCGGATTCCCAGAGTTCGTCACCTCGCTTAATGAATACCTTGAAGACACGAAAGTTTTCCTTTGAAATTCCGATCAGGACATCTTTATCCGATCCTGCGATGTTCATGTAGAAGAATCTTTGCCGGTCGTAGTCGAATTGCCTTACGGCGGATTCAAATTGCGCCTGTGTCGTTGCGGAGGTGCTTTTTATGTCCCCTCCCCAATTCATTGACGGCATCCACAGATCCCATTTACATCTTACTGGAAGCGTAAAGGGAACATCATAATCAAATCTTTGACAGGGGTTGATCATGACTTTCTGTGTGTCTGATAGTGGAAGTATCTTGCTGGCAAGTTCGTCGCGCATAAACGCTTTTTTCATTTCCTCTGCCTGTTTGAAATCATCTTCCGTCATTTGTTCGCTTGCACAAGTAAATTTGAAATAGTTTACCTTTCCCGGCTCAGTGATCATGTGGTCTATCAGATTCCCGAACTTTGCGTGGACTGGGTCTATTTCCATGCCTCCGTAAAGCTGACGTTTTAATTCAGACAGATCGGAATTGGATATCTCCGGCCTGTTATAGTATGGGTCTTTATTTTGCTGTGATTACTTCCTTGTAGGTGATGAAGTTTGAACTGATGATTTCACCGTCTTTGTTGGCTATGTCCTCGCAGAACTTTTTCATCTGTGAGATGGATTTCTTTTCAATCTTTTCGTTTGTAAGATTCTTTCCTTCACGCTCGAACCAGAACATGAATATCTGTCCGTATCCGGCCGGATTGTTTACTTCGATTGAAAGGGTCTTTTTTACATTTACCGATGGCGAAGAATAGTTTTGGTCGAAAAGAGTGTTGAGGGATGCCTCTGTCTTTTCGGCTTCAATGACTGTTTGTTGTTTTTGGCTGAAATTCAGAAGTTCTTGTTTCTTTTTTTCGGCCTCCCGTTTTGCCCTTTCTTCCGATTCTTTGGCAATGCGTTCTTTTTCCGCGGCATTTGCTTGCGCGATCTCTAACAATTCTTGTTTCTTTGAATCAACGCGATCAAGGTAGTACCGGATTTTTTCGGTGATTTTTTCATTGTATTCCAGTTCATTTTTGGCAGATTTGGAAGAAGCTATTTCTTCATAGATTGCGATCTCTTCTTCTTTTGTAATGTAATTCCTGTATGGATATGAGAAAGTGGCCGGTTTGTATTCGGATGAGAAGTTTTTCAATTCATCTTTTTTTAGCTCGCAGTTTTGCAGCGTGATGGAGTTGAATATTTCTTCAAGCGAATCGTATGCAAGGCTTAATGTGTTTACCAGGTCGTTGGTAAAGGCTTGTTTGAAATAAGCACGCATTTCGATGCGCTCCTGTTCTGTGGCAGCCTTGATACGCCGAGACTCTTCCTCTTTTGCGGCGATTTCCGCGATATGCCGGGCAAATGCGTTTCTGAAATTTTGTATTGCCTGTATTTCTTCCCCTGTTTTCAGTTCGTTTTCCAGTTCGGTGAAATGTTTCCGGATTTGGTCGAATGCCTGTGTGATTGGTTTCCGGCGGTCGGTCATGGCCGAAATGGTCTTGCTTATCTTTCCGAGGAATGTTTTACACTCTTCGTCTAGGAACCGGACTTCCGGAGTGTCTGAGATAGGGGTGTTTTCTATTTTAGCGAGCAGGATTTTTGCGACTTCTTTTGCTTTTTCATTACTTGCAATGTTTTGCGCAATGATGTCTTTTGCCTGTAATAATGCTTCCTGTGTTGTTGAGAGTGCTGTTGTTTCCATGATTAAAAGGGTTCTTCTGGGTTTTCTACTATGTTTACACCGCCCTGTTGCTTGGCGATTTCCTGTACATCTGTCTCTTCGGCTTCTTCTTCGGTTTCTTTTTGCGGGACTTGGTTGTATACTGGCTCATCCAACCCATAGTCGGAGGCCTGGACTTGTTCGTATTGCTGTAAAGCGGAGAATTGTCCTAACCTTAATTTCGGAAATGTCTTGAAAGCGTGCTTGATTACTTTTGCTTCAAGGAATCCGGTGTCGATTTGACCTTCGTTTGAATGGTAGAGGGCATTGGCGTCTCCATATACATTCCCGTCTTTGTCTTTCCGTTGATTTTTCTTTAAGGAATATCCTTTCAGACGGTCGATGTCTTCTGGAAGCATCCAAAAGAAGTCAAAGGAACGATCGGGGCGGGTCAGCTTGATAAAAGCTCCGATAATTGTTTTGCTTTGCCGTGGAATGGCTGCCGAATAGACTACCACTTTCTGTCCGGTTTCGGTTACCTTTGGCTTAAATTCATCCCCCTCGAATACGATTACAGGACGGTCGGCATATAATAGCTGCCCGGCTTGAATTCTTAAATCGAGCTCTCCATATGGAGAAATTTCAATGGACATCCGTTGTTCCCATGTTTGTTTTTCTTTTGTTCCTACATTCACGGAACCGGGGATGATGTAAATAAGGGGCCGGGATGCGTTTTCAAGGGTAAGTCCCATGCTTGCGATGTCAAGGAGTACTCCATATGTGGAGAAACCGGTACATTTTGCTAGGTTGGGGGAGGCTTGTATGATTCTCTGTAGGTTGTATTTTTCTTTTTCAAAGAATAATTCGCCCTGCTCAGAATTGTGGATGTTATTGTAGAGTGTAACGAATCGCTCTCTTACTCTCGTATCCTCTAAAACCTGAAACGGAGACATGGATTTAAGCTCCGTGATCGTCAGCTTTTTTGTTTCTGAATTATTTTCCATACTTTTGTTTTGTTGTTTGAAATTTGGCGGGCAAGAGGAATCGAACCTCTTTCTGAGTACTCCAGTACAACCCGTTGCTGGCTTAATGCGCCTTTGACACGCGACTTCCGCCACTACCGGAGTATTGCCCGGTAGTTCACCAGCCCGCAGCGACAAACTGCGTGTTTTTTATTGTCTGTCAACATGTCAAAGAGCTTAGAGTTTTTTGTAAGGCCGTTAGTTTGGCGACTGGGACGGCCTTACTTTATTTCCTTATCCAGATCCAGCTGGAGGCGGTGTACCTTTTCCCAGTTTTTGGAATCAACCGGGTTACTTCTGTCGAAGTAAGGGAACAGTGCTGAACAATACCTGTTAATGTAGCACAGCAGGCGATACTTTTCATTTCGTTCGTGTCTGCATTCCTCTTGTAGCTTGGATACTTTCTTCTGGATAGAGATGATTTCTTTTTCCAGTTTAGATACTGTCTTTTTAGGCTGTGAAGTAGATACACCTGTGGTTTCTGCTTCAAATTTTTTAGCGTGATTTGGCATTTGACAACTAAAAATTTGATTAATAATATTTTCTTTACAAAAGAAGAAGCGGAGCCTCTCCTGATCGCCAAATCACTATACCGTTGTAAAACTGTATATGTCAGAGAAACCCCGCTGTTATACGGAATTAATGATTCTTTACTACACAAAGAACCAACGGTAATATGATTTGGCACTGCAAACATGGCAAATTCCTCTGAATTAACCAAGCTTTCCGACCAAATATTTTCTAAATTCCGCAACATTTTTCTTCAATTTATTATTAATCAATTACTTTTTGAGCCTACTATCCGGTTCGAACGGATGACCTTCGGAGTACAAAACCGATGCTCTACCAACTGAGCTAAGTAGGCAGGTTGCCGGGGTAGTCCAAGATATTGCTACAGTTACAGCGGACTGCCCCGGACGGTTAATTGTTGTTTATAATGGCACTCTGTACTTTTACCAGCTCTTTGTACCTTAATAGTTCCTGTTTAAGGGTTTCACATTCCTTAAAATATTTTGTCCAAGATGCATTTGCTGCACTAAGATGCTTTTTAAGATCTTCAATTTCTTTATCCTTTTTGTCACTTACATTTACATTTGCATTGTCGTTCATAACTTTTCCCTTTTAAAATTTTGCCTTTCGTGCTATCTCCCGACAGGACTAGGGCTACAATGTACTTTATATGTCACTTAAAAAAAAGGTCCGGTGTGAAATGGAGATGTTGTGGTGTAAAGAAAAGAATGTCACCGGACCAAAGAACTCACGACATATTTTTATACAGGTTCCGCACCCTGTTCCCCCTTACTTTCACCCGGGGCGGTGTTAGGTTTACTTTGTTTAAGCCGGACCAAACCTTGCTAAATTCCTCCGCCATTACGTATCTTTATCCCAGCTCCGATTGTTCCGATATGGTTCTGTCTGTTTCTTCTCCGGCCACATCGCCCAACCCAAAATACCGGACATTATTGCGAAAGGAAGACTATGGTACTGCCCTCCGTAAATACTGCATCCTAATATTCCAAGGGCAAGAAGAAAGGCTAATATTGAAAAAGTTCTCATAGTTTATCAATTATTTTATATGCTTCAATGACTTCACGGGTTTTTACCCGCCATTTCTGATTACCATTCCCCTTGTCCGGATTAATCAAATTCATTTTGATCGCTTGCTCCAGTTTTTTCCGACTGCCCAAATGCCTAATTGCTTCATTCCGGCTCATATATTCCCCGTAAGTTTCGACAACGGCTTCCTTGACAACGCTCTTGGTGAAATCGAGGAACTCACTCATCGACATTTCGATCCGGTCGGTATTTCGGAGTATCAGGTTCATAGCTTAATCTCCCCAAACATTTTTAATCTTGTATTCAGCAAAAATTTTTTCAATCTTTTTTCCTTCACTCATTTTTGGCTCGACTTCTCCTCTTAATCTTGCAAGCCACGCACTACGAGTTTTTATACCCAAGGCTTGCATAAGTTTAGCTTTGACTTCCTTTGTGTCTTTTTCTTTTACTTGCCCATATCCTTTTTTAAAAGCGTACTTCATAGGTTTTTATCTTGTTTATTTAAAAAATGACGTATATTTGTTATTTTATAGTGTGTTCTTTTGTATTACATTTGTATTACATAGGAAGACGATACAAATATACAAGAATTATTTTATATAAGGACGAAATGTATAAGAATTTTTGTATAAAGAAACTATTTATACTAATTCTAAATAACTATTTGATGTAATTATTTAGAAGTAAATAAGTTGATTAATGGAAAGAATATTTTTAGGCAAAAATGAGAAAAAGGTGTTTTTAGCATATTCCAATTGCAAGAATCCTGAAGAATATATCCTAAAAATTCTATCTAAACAGGAGAGGGATATATCAATGGATAGCTTAGTAAGAAAAGGATTGATGAACGGGACAGATACAGAAGATATGGGTTATTTTATGTGTTACATCACTGATTACGGAAGAGAATATTTGAATTTCAATCCACTTCTTGAAAATCCAATCTCTGAAAAAGAAGAAGAAATCAAAAACAATAAAAATAAATGGAAAGATAGATTATTAACAGCATTAATAACAATCATTTTGACAGAAGGTGCAAGGTTTTTAATAGATTATTTTTTAAGGTATGAATCAGGAACTGACATATAAGTCAATCGACACATCATACACCATAAAAAAATGTCATCTAAATCTTTTTGTGTCATATTTGGATATTTATCTAACATGTATTTTTTAATGACCTTGGTCAGTTTCCCGTTATTATGAATGAATAATAAGTAATCATATATTACATTGGAACCAAACTTAAATTTAATGCGATAAATAGAAACAACAAGTTTGAAATTATAGATACTCCAAATAAGATTGTGAATGAATTCTTTGATTTTTTTCATGATATAAAAATTAAACAAGAACAAACATACAAAAATTCTTTTATATGAAAAAGGCCGGAATAGACATAAATAATTTACCTCCATTAAATAAAAGATTATATCAATTTGCAATTGAAAATGCAGGAAGTATCTATGCTTTTTCTAAAAATATAGAATTAAGTCAGCCAAGAATCAATTCTTTGTTTCATGTAAGTGAAAAAACCGGAAAATATCCTACAATTCAAAGTGATGTAATTGAAGCAATACTAAAAAAATATAATTTAAACACGCATTGGTTTTATACCGGCTTCGGCTCTATGCTTAAAAATATTCCTGAAAATTCTGAAAATTTATCGAAACAATCGACTTCGGAAGAACGTAATAACAGCATTGACGAATTAATTAACCAAAAAATCGAAAAAACTGTTATGGAAAACTTGAATAGAACTATTGATACGATCCTCAAAAACATGAAAGAGATTTTAAAAGACCAAAATCAAAGCAATACAAATAATTTGAAAATACTGATCGAGGCAGTGATGAGTATTGTAAAAGAGGAAGATAAAGAAGAAATTAAAAATAAACTTGTAGCACTTAAAAAGAACGTAGGATAATGGCAACAAATGAAGAAACAATAATAACACTATCAAAAAACACCAGAGAATATAACGATAAAATCAGGCACCGGATTAGACGGAAATGTTGATCCAGTAGGAAACTAGTAGAAATTTCTACCAGAAACAATATAACACTTTGATTTTCAATCAGAGGAATAGATGCACAAATTAGTACTTAAAATCCTGTGGCCATTGCGGCCGTGCGGGTTCAATTCCCGCCTCGAGTACAATTTGAAAATCAAGGTGTTAGATTAGATTCTAACACCTTTTTTGTTGTTCTTACTCTACCTGATTAGGTAACAAAAAGCACACTTTTGTGCCCAAAAGAGGGGTATTCCAGTAGAAATCCAGTAGAAATTTTTCAAGGTTTTTGAAACAATTCATAAAAAATGACGTTCAAAATTAGGTCTAAAGGCTATTTTTAGCCCATTTAATAGTTAAAAAATCATAAACATCATGGAATTAAGTGTAGTGCTAAGAGACGTTTCAGGGAAAACAGGGAAAGGGAATATTAAAATTAAGATTAAGAAAAAAGGGGAAGATCCCACCTTTATTCCAACTATCTATTATATTGAACCCACTTTTTTTGACCCTGATAATGGGATAATAAAGAAGGAATTCCAAGAAGCAGCAAAATGGAATTCAGATCTATTTGCTCAAAAAAGCAGATATGAGACTTATTATAAAGAACTCGGTGATTCGGTAAAAAATGCATCCGTCAAAACCTTAAAGCAGTTATTTGTCACCTACGACAATATCAATTCTAAATCCCAAGAACCTCTAAAATCTGTATCTGATTTCATTGGGGTTATCTCAAAGCAAATAGAAGACCTTAAAAATGAAGAAGCACCCGAAGAATTAAAAAGAAGCGGATATGCTTCTACCTTTGAAGGAACAAAAAACCTTATGATTGAATTTTTCAAATCTGAAATTATTCATTTCCAAAGTATAGACAGGAACGCTCTTATCCAGTTAAAGGCGTATTTCTTAAAGTACAAAGGCAAGGAAGTAACCTTTAATAAGCATCTACGGAATATAAAGAGAATCTTTAATATTGCAATTGGAGACGGTTTGATAAGTGCCGACTTATACCCTTTCCGAAATTTCAAAATACCTTCGGATTACGACACGGAAATAAGGTGTATTGAAGCAGGTGTATTGAAACAGATTTACGATACAACGGGAATAGGGAGAGATTTTCTATTCTTGTCGTTCTTTCTGTGCGGTATGAACATGAAAGATATATTTTATATGCCATATTTTGAGAGGGGAATAGATGTAAAAAGACTAAAGACATTCAGAAAAGCCGGTAATAAAGTAAAGCTAAAACTTACACTTCAACCGGAAATAATAGAGATTATTAATCGATATGCGGATTCATCAAAAACAAGATTGATAAAAACGTTATATACGGACCGTGCAACGCTTTTACGCATAGTAAACGAAAGCATCAGAGAATCAATAGACAAAATAAATAACAAGCGCGATTCGAAGGATAAAATACAATACTTTACCTTTGCCTATGCCCGCCATTCGTGGGCCACAATTGCAGGTAAACTTAGAATACCAGACGAAACAATAGACAAAGCACAAATGCGGTCGTCGCAAAAAGTTATTGAGAAATACCGTGAATATGACTACACACAAGTAGACGAAGCAAATAGAAAAGTAATAGACTATGTATTATATAAAAAGACCGGGGAATAGTCCCGGTCCTTTAAACTCTGTATTCATAACTTTATTTTTTTATGTCCTCAAAAACTTACGTCTATCCCTCAAAAACTTACGTCTATCCCTCAAAAACTTATATTCTTTTAATGGGACTAGGTAGAATTGAAACACAACGATACCGTTTGGTTGTCGCAAGCGCAGATTGCTTTTAAATTCATCATTTTTTTAGGTTTTTAAATTCATTATAAACTTGATTCAGATCAAACTGTTTAAGACAGTTTGCATCCTGTCCCTCATATTCACCGTAAACTCCAAATACAACCCCTTTATAGAGCATAAAGGTGACATTGAAGTTATTTTCGCCATTACTTTCGAAATTTTCCACTTCGGTAGCTTCTGCCATTTTTAGTAGGTCTTCATCCTTATCCTGGACAAACGCCCGTTTGTCAATGCCTAAGTCCTGATACATGTTCCCTGGGAACATGGTGTAGTTTTCCAAAATTTCAGCAACCTTATTACTAATTTCTATTTTTTCGTTGTTTACGAAAACTGCCTTACCTGTTTTGTAGTTATAAATTTTCATAGCCTTATTTTTATTTAAATCATGTGTTATTATTTCGATACAAATATAACATATATATTAATATTATACAAGAAAAAACAAAAATATTTTTCACTTATATGCTGAAAAATATGAAATTCTTTCCATATATACATTATTTATCTATCTTTGTCGATAATATTAAATATAACATATATGCTAAGAGTAAAAGAGATTGCAAAGGAGAAAGGAATAACCATGCAGGTGTTAGCCAAACGGATGGGAATAACACAGCCTGGTTTATCTATGCTGCTAAACCGGAATCTTACATTACAAAAGTTATGCGAAATAGCTAAGGCTTTAGATGTCCCGGTTTCTGAGTTATTTAAAGAGAAAGAAAGTAGTAGTGTCCGTATTACCTGTCCGCACTGCGGGAAATCTGTAACTTTAAAAGTAGAATAGCTGGGCTTAACCTCGCTATTCTACTTCGTCCCCCTCTTTTGTAAAGGTCTCCATTTGCTCCAGCTTTTCCCGGATGGCGATGTTTACGAATCTATTTTTATTACCTACATCCTTAAGTTTTTGCAATATATTTTCTTCTATGCGAAAACTTATCGGTAGCATCGTCTTCCCTTTCTTTCTCCCTGCCCCTGGTCTGGCTCCGCCACGTTGCTTCTTTTCTTCCATTACTTCTTTTTTTTACAATTTGTCGTAAGCATCGTTTGCTATAAAAACAGCGTCTTCAATACTTCCATTTTCGATAGTATCTTCGACGATTCTATCAACAAACTCGACGAAAGTTGCATAACCTTTGCCGACAGTCTTTTCTTCGTATTCTTCTTTCGTAAAATTGATGCCCTCGATTACATCGTATTTAATACTTTTAGCCTCTCTATATTAGAATTCTTCTTCAAAACAGAAATTATTAAAAAAGTCTTTTTAAAAGAATCGGTAGGTTCATCCGGCTTTTCGTCGCTTTCCCAAAATTCCTTTGTTACATCGTCGCTCCACGTTTCCCACGCTTCGTACAACATATCTGTGTATTTGTCGAAGATTTTGCATTGTTCTATATTCATACCAAAATTGTTTTCTCTTCTACAGATGTCCTTAATTTGTTCTAAAGTTTTCATATTTTTAAATTTTAAATTATTATTTATTCATTTTCTTCGATACAAAGATAAGACATTGTTTTGAATTATGCAATACTTTTTTCAAAATGTTTTCCATGAAATGCGTTATTTGGATTTATTATAAATAATCGCTATTTTTGTTTTGTTGTTATGTAGCAACACACATTAATTTGAACGGCGGGCATGAAAGCAAAAGTTTGTCATGATAAGATTGATATTTCGTTAGTCCTTCCCAACGAGGGGCAGATTAATGGTGTACCTCAAAATCCACGCCTCATAAACAAGGAGAAATTCATAAAGCTGTGCAAATCCATTCAGTCACTCCCCGAACTGACAGAAGCTCGTGAAATCATTGTATATCCTCTTGATGGGAAATACATTGCTTTAGGTGGCAATATGCGCCTGAACGCTTACGTTGAATTAGGATGGAAGAAAGTGCCTGTATGTATCTTACCGGAGAATATGCCAAAGGAGAAACTCCGCGCAATAGTCATACAGGATAATAACTCATTCGGTGAAACAGATTGGAACATTATCGCCAACGAATGGGATAGCGAAGAGTTGGACGATTGGGGCTTTGATGTATGGCAAGAGCCAGAGAAGAAAAGCAAGGAACCAAAAGGAAAACAAGAAGAGGAAGAGGAAGAGGAAGAGAATGCCGACTACTACGCAATGATGTTGGGTGACCGTATTTATGACAGCAACAATGAATTTGAGATACCGACATTAAAGCTTGGCGGGCAACCTACAAGCGGTCTTCTTTTGCCTTTCTCTGGATGGGGAAGTGATAAAAGAGCGAAGAAAGGCATATCCACCTATCATTTTTATGTGGAAGATTATCGGTTTGAGGCTATATGGAAGAATCCGAACGAAGTATTAAATAGCGGATGCACAGATTTGGTGGAGCCTAACCTATCATTATTTGATACTACCCCTATCGCATATGGGTTGCATCAAATCTATAAAAAGAGGTGGATTGCCCGCTATTGGCAAGAATGCGGAGCCAATATTTATGTCGACCTGAACGTATCGAGGAAATTTCAGAAGTACAACCGCCTCGGCATCCCGGACGGATATAACGCATTCTTTACAAGAGGATACGCCGACCGTCAAGAATATTTGAAAGAGGAAATCCAAATCGCTCGTGAAATATCAGGGAAAGAAATACCGAATATGATGGTTTACGGCGGAGGAGAAAAGATAAAGGAGCTTTGCATACAGAATAATGTGATTTATGTGGAGCAATTTATGGCTAACAGAGTAAATAAAGGAGGTAAAAATGGCTAAAACATCGGGCGGTGTCAGAGGTGGAAATAACAGTAATGGACAAAGCAAGGTGCAAAAAGCTCTACAAGTACACGAAGCCCAAATTCGAAACAACAATTATGAAAGTGCGTTTGTAGTGAACGACAATGGGGAAACTTTATTAGCTAAAATGGGGAAGCAATATAAAGTTGAGTTTTCAAGAGGTGAGTTGAAAAATATGAAAGATGCGATACTTACGCACAATCACCCAAGGTCATTAGGTGCAAAAGGCATTCGTGCAATAGGAAACTCTTTTAGTCGAGAAGATATAATGTTAGCCGTTTCCGCTAATGTGAAAGAAATTAGAGCAGTTACCCCCACATATACATTTTCTGTGAAAAGACCTAAAGGCGGTTGGGGAGCTTCATACAAAACTATAGGTGGTGATTATGAGAGAGCCAATGATGCAGTATTTAGGGAAATGAAATCGTATCTCAACAAGCAAAATTGGAGTGAAAGTGCAATTGCAAGAGTAGAAGTGACGCACTTTAACCGGGTAATGGAAAAGTTATCAAAAAAGTATGGTTGGAAATATTCTCACAAAAAGGGATAATTTCTTAAATTTGCATTTATCTAAAATCAAAGAATATATGGAAGAAAAAATAAAACAAGAACTTAAAGCATTTAGCCTTACAATTGATGACCTTACACCGCAAGAACTTGAAGAGTTAAAGAGTGAAATCAAAGCGAAAGACGAAGGGAAGATTATTGTTGACGGAGTTTTATCAAATCCCGAAATAATGTATAGAAAACGGTTGAAAAACGGTTGAAATGTCAGGCAGAAAAGATATAGCTATATTAGGAAAAAAACATCAATTTTCATCAAAAAACCAACCCGCCAACCGAGGCAGGAAGCCCAAACTATACACCATTGCCAAGAAGAAATACAACATATCCCACGAGGAATATAAAGATGTTATTGCCTATCTGATGCAATGCACCAAGAAAGAGATAAACAGCATCGCAGAAGATGAAAACACGCCGATTTGGATTGTAAACGTGTGCCGGGCATTGTATAAAGATTCCGGACGTGGAGAGGTCAAAACCTTAAACGACATCACAGAACGCATATTTGGAAAGATTCCAAATACAACAGAGATAACCGGTAAGGACGGGAAAGACTTAATCCCCAAAATCGACATCGAGATTATCGACAAAAGGGAGGATGTAGAACATGAAGATACAGACTACTAAAATATTCTCCATTGTTGATAATGCCATTAATCAGTTTGATATTGTAGACGGGCAGAAAAAGCGCAAATATACCACGATATCGGCGCAAGGCTCCAGCCGTTCGAGTAAGACATACAACATTCTTATAAGACTTATCACCTATTTATTACAGAATCCTGGTTTAAGATTATCTATCGTCAGAAAGACGTTGCCGGCATTAAAGGCGACCGTATTTGTGGATTTCAAGGAGATAATGCGGAACATGGGAATATATGATGAGAAAGGATGTATGAACAAGACAGACTTCATCTATACATTCCCAAACGGTTCATGGATTGATTTTTTCTCTACGGATGATGAGCAGAAGATAAGAGGACGTAAGCGAGATATACTATTTGTGAATGAAGCTAACGAAATATCATTCATTGAATGGCAGCAGCTTAAGATGAGAACGACAAAGTTTGCCATCATTGACTATAATCCATCTTTCTCTGACGACCATTGGCTTTGTGAAATAAATAGAGACCCACGCACCTACCATTTCATCACTACATACAAGGATAACCCATTTCTAGAACAAACAATCATCGATGAAATAGAGAGCTTACAATATAAGAATGAATCCCTATGGAGGGTTTACGGGCTTGGATTGCAATGCCAAGTAGAGGGGCTTGTTTTCCCTAAATACACGTTAGTTGATTCAATACCAGATTATTGCAAGAAGCGCGGATACGCTAACGACTTCGGATATACTCATGACCCTACAGCTATAGTGGATGTTGGTTTGCTTGACAATAAGCTATACATAGATGAAATATGCTATAAGACGCACATGTTAGCCGGCGACATAATAGAAGAGTTCAAAGGCGTGCCGAAGATGAGAGTTATTTCCGAAAGTGCAGATCCTCGACTGATTCAAGAAATATATAATGCTGGAATAAACATCTACCCTGTTGAGAAGTTCAAAGGTAGTGTGATGGCCGGCATTCAAAAAATGCAAGAATACGAGATATGTATTACTCGCAGAAGTTCGAATGTAATAAAGGAGTTTAATAATTATACCTACTTGCAAGACAAGGCTGGAAAATGGCTAAATGAACCGATTGACAAGTTCAACCATGCCATTGACGCAGTAAGATATTGGGTGCTTGCTGAAATATTAGGACATATTTACGACCGGAAAGTATTTTACGACAAAGATGAGTTTGATATTGATATATTATAACTGAAAATCACTATATTTGCATTGTCTTGTGATGTTACAAGGCACCCAAAACAGAACGGCAAGCCATGAATCTATTATCTACTTTTTTCAATTCGGCATCAAACACTATTCAGAATGCTATAGGGATTAATCGGACTGTTGAAGAATTGATCCGGGATAGGGACATTTCAAAGGTCATTTCTTTGTTACAAAACAGGGACGAAGAGGTAAACGAGGCTATTTTAGAGTACAATCCAGATACGCATAAGATTATGCGTAAACAAGACAAAATTAGAATCGGGAGACCTCCTAAAGTCCTCGCAAAACTATCAGCTCCCTATCAGCAAATCATAAATGAAATAGAACTGACATTCATGTATGGGAACCCTCCGACATGGCAGCAGGATTCAGACGGAGCGGATAGAGCTTTCCAAGTTTATTCCGATGTACTGAAAAACACGCGATGGAACACCACACAGAGGGAGTTTAAGAGATTAGCCGGCGCGGAAACAGAGGCGGCAAAATTGTACTATGTTTACAAAAATGATGCTGGAGAGAAAAAGGTTGGTGTTAAAGTCCTCGCAAAAAGCAAAGGGGATGAATTAAGGCCGCTCTTCGACCAATACGACAACATGCTTTCTTTCGGGCATGGATATTACCTGTTGGAGGGGGTAAAAACGGTTTACCACTTCGATATATACTACCCGACTATTATTTACCGATGCAAAAAAACAAATGGAGCTTGGGAAGTTGTAGCAGAAAAAAACGAGATAGGTAAAATCCCTGTTGTCTATGTCACACAAAACAAGGCTTGGTACGGCATTCAGCCTTTAATAGATAGAATCGAGGCACTCCGTTCCCGCGTATCCGATGTAAACGATTATGTTGCCGACCCGATACTGGTTATGTCTGCTGACGTTGCCGAATCTTTAAAGAGCAAAAAAGACACGGCAGGATTGCCGGACACTGAAAAAGCAGGAGGCGGTAAAGTGGTCGGCGTACCGAGCAAAGACAGCAAATTTGACTATCTTTCCGTAGATACGGCTGTCGATTTGAAAAGAGAAGAGATTAAAGACCTCGAAAAGTGTATCTATATGCTATCTATGACGCCGGACTTATCATTTGACGCACTTGTAGCAGCAGGCGCACCGACAGGCAGGGCGTTAAAAAGGGCTATGGCATTAGGCTACATGAAGAGGGCGAAGAATATGGAGATATACTACATTGCACATGAGCGAGAAGCAAGCATTATAAAGGCGATTATCGGGAATGTGCTTGACGTATCTTTAAAGTCAGTAGTTGAAAATCTTTCGGTTTCATGCCAGCTTGCCGAACCATTCCAGGACGACGTAAGCGAAAAGATAGCAGACATTATTAATATTTACAGCTCCGAGCTGATAAGCCGGGAAACCGCACTTACGTTGATTGACTATATCAACGACCCGAGCGTCGAGCTTGACAAGATCCTGACAGAATTAAAGGAAAGACGCGAGCAACAGATAGAAACACAAGGCTCTTTGTTAGGAGAATTTCAACGGGCCCCAAAAAATGAAGAAGAAGAGGAGTAATTTATACCGGTTTTGGCTTCATATCCTTTCCGTGTTCAGAAATTCGTATCTTGAAGACTATCCAGATGGCAAAACAAAGAGAAGAGAAAGAAGAAAGAAAAGATGAAGACAGACGATTTAACACTCGAGCAGTTATATAACCTGTTGCTCGAATTAGACGCCCAAACGGCATCCCGCTTGAAGCGTTTGTATTCCGAATTTTCAAGCGAGATAGCAAATATTCCGGGTATTAAATCGTATCTATCCGGTAAAAAGTTGAAATCTTTCTCTGATATTAACGGAATAAAAGGCATCGACGGGAAAATAGACAAACTTATCGATGAAATATACTCTATTGTCACATCGGCCCAAGAAACGGCATGGAGAATTGGTGAAAAAGTCACGGAAACGCTTGTATTAAGCAAGATTTCTACAGAATTAGCCGATAATTTTCGGAAATCCGGATTGTTTAAGCACCGGAATAAGGCGATGGATGCCTTTAAATTCAATAAAGATAAATTTGACATATCCACAAGAGTATGGAAAGACGGGATAAAGGCACAAATTGAAGAATCCGTACAACTTGCCGTGTCAAACGGAGAATCGGCGCAAAAACTAAGCAAGGATTTAAGGGAATATCTACAAGAACCGAAAAAACTATTCCGCCGAATAAGGGACAAGGAAACCGGAGAATTGAAGCTAAGCAAAGCGGCGAAGCAATATCACCCCGGGCAAGGCGTATATCGGTCTTCCTACATGAACGCAAGAAGACTTGCAGCAACAGAAATAAACAATTCTTACCGGATGGCTGAATGGGAAAGTTATCAAAACAATCCAGTAATTGTAGGCTTTCAAATCAGATTATCGAACAACCACACGCTAAAGAACCCGAAAACAGGAAAGCCGGAGCCATTTATTGATATATGCGACTATGCACAAGGCAGGTACCCAAAAGATTTCGTATGGTACGGATGGCATCCGCATTGCCGATGTATCATGACGCCGATATTCGCTACACAAGAAGACATTGCCGCTATGACGCAAGCGATATTAGACGGCAAAGAACCGACAACGGTAAAACCAAAGATGATAACCGACATACCAGATAAGTTCATCAAATGGTCACAAACTCATAAAAAACAAATATCGGGATGGAGTGCCCTACCCTACTACGTCACAAATAATCCTAAATATGCGGAAAAGTATTTCATTTATCCAAAGGTGTTCAAAGATTTGTAATTTTTATTTGGATTAAATAAAAATAATGTGTACATTTGCAATACTATCAGGTGTATGATGATGTACACTACCAATTAAAATAACGGAATTACTAACAGAAAAGGCAAGCGCCTGATAGTTGTATTTATACTATCGGACGTTTGCCTTTTTTTTATTCATAACGAATGAAACCAAAAATCTTATCTCAACTGAAAACTAAGTATTCCAACTTAGGGTTTGGCGAAAAAGCTTTTGACGGGGTGGCTGATTACTTATCTAAAACCGTCACAGAAGAATCACAAATCGAGGCAGCAATCGCAGGGGTTGAACCCTTGCTGAAAGCATTCCAGGGCGATGTAGACAAGGTAAGGACGGAGAAATCCGAACTTCAAAAGCAGTACGACGAACTGAAAGCCAAACAGGACAAGGAGGACGATCTTGGCAAGAAAGATGAACCCAAACCGGACGACATTAAAGCCATGGTTGCGGAGGCAGTTGCCGAAGCGGTCAAGCCTTTTCAAGAGAAAATCCAATCTTACGAAAAAGACAAGGCAGATACCGACCGGAACACTTTTATCTCTTCCGAAGCCAAAAGGCTGGGTATCGACGAATCAGACTTGAAGTATCTCAACGTGCCGGCAGAACTTGATAACGCTGGGATTACGTCACATCTAACCGCCTATAAACAGCACATGGTAGACAAAGGCATTCCGGAAAGAGGTGGTTTTCCGCAAAACAAAGGCGAAATCACTCAAGAGCAAGCCAAGGAAATTGCGGATAGTTTATTAATCTAAAATCAGAAGGAAATGACAGTAGTAAATTTAGTGAATGAGCCACAAGGAGTCATTACCGGTAATGACAATATCGTTATCGTGAATTACTTTGACGGCATCCGTGGCGGTCGCTCGCTTGACTTGACAGGATACACGGAGAAATTTGTAAAAGCCGGACACATTCTTATTGAAACGTCAGACGGCAAGATTCAGCCTCTGCCTGTCAGCGAGGCAGCATATACCCCACTTGACGGTGAATCAACGTCGAAGTATTGTGGGGTTCTCGTAGCAACCATCCCGGCAAGCAAACCGTTTGCCGCTATCATGACGCGAGGCACCATCAACCCAAAAGCAGCACCATACACCATGAGTGCCGATCTTATCACCGCATTGAAGACCGCATTACCGTTAATCGATTATCAGGAGGACTAAGACATGGAAAAATCACTTTACTTTGATTTGATTCAGAAAAACTTCCCGAAGCTGATTTTGGCTATTGTGGAAAAACTGAACGACAAGAATCAGACGCAGCTGTCTTATATGTTCAAGCAGTTGCTTAAAACGGATTATTCCGTAGATGGCCGTTGGGCATCCCTTACGGGACAATATACGCGGGTTGCCGCCGATGTGGTTGCAATGGATTCACCGCTTCCGTTGAAAAAGCGTGATTCGTTGGAGAAAGCAAGCGGAGAACTTCCAAAGATGGGCATGGAATTGTTCCTTAACGAAAAGCAGATGACGGACATTGATACGTTACTCGCACAGGGATTTGATGAAAAAACCATCATCGCCAAAATCTTCGAGGACACTCCGCGCGTGATTGCCGGTATCTGGGAGCGTATCGAATTGATGTTCTTGCAAGGCCTGTCTACCGGTGTGGCATTGGCAGATACAGACAATGTAGGCACCGGTGTACGTGTGGATTACGGATACCTTACCGCAAATAAATTCGGCGTCAAAGTCGTTTGGGAAGGGAATACGTCCACATCAAAGCCTATTGATGACATCCAGAAAGTTGTCAATAAGGCACGGGAAGACGGCAATGTTATCATCGGAGCTTATGCCGACCAAGCGTGGTTTGACAACTTCAACGCATCTGACCAAGTACGCCAGCAGTTCGCATTCTTGCAGGGATTTGTCGGCACGAGTATTCCCGTACTTGACAATACACAGGCAAACCGTGTGATGTCAAGCAGATTCAACTTCTCTGTCACCAAGATTGACCGTACTATCAAGACAGAAAAGAACGGAGTACAGACAAACAACACACCGTGGAAGAAGGGAACGATTGTATTTGTCTGCGACCGTCAGCTAGGTTCCTTGGTATGGTCGCGTCTCGCAGAAATGAATCACCCTGTACAGGGAGTAAACTATCAGACGGTAGACCAGTATTTGCTCGTTTCCAAATACCGGGAAAATCGTCCTTCTCTCCGCGAATACACCACTTCACAGGCTCGTGTCGTTCCTGTAATCGCGAACGTTGATAGAATTTATACTATGGACACCACAACCGTACAGGCATGAAAGTAAAGATTTTATCGGATTTCAGAGACAAATATGACTATTCCCGGTTATATAAAGCCGGGGATGTCATTACGCTCAATGAAGAGCGTGGGAATGAACTTATTGCACTTGGTTTGGTTGAGCCTTTTAATAAGAAAGAGGATACAACCGAAGAAGAGAAAGAGGATACAACCGGGAAGGGAAGAAAAACCAAGGATGCTTAAAATTGATGTAATATGACCTACAAGGAATACATAACTGCTACATTATCCAAGTTCTATATATCTCCGGAAGAGATTGATGTGATAATGTTGAATCAGAATATTACGCCGGATGAAGATGTAGACCCCAAGATTGCCAAAATGGCGATGTACAAGGAGTTTTCACAAATCATTCCGGTAGCGAATATGAGCGAGGGGGGAGCATCCACATCATGGAACATGGAGAGTGTTTTGTTATGGTATTCCTTGTTAGCGTCTGAACTCGGAGAACCGGACATGACAAAGGAAAATAACACAATTAAGGACTATTCAGCGTATTATTGATGTACAATTATCCGGACAAAATAGAGTTATCAACGTCAAGCTCAGGAGGAACACCTGGTTCGATTGACTATGATGGGAACGGAGACCCGATATTCGGAGGTGGAGACAGTGGAGGAGGAGAAGACGGTGGAGGGTTTGAATTTTTGTCCGATTGCCGCATTGAGGAGAACAACTCATATTCGCTTAGCGGGACTTACATCTATTCTTTCAATGTCTACTTGCCTAAATCTTTTGATGCTGGAAAGCTGCCTAAAAAAGGGGCAACAATAAGATTGACAAAGAAAGATAAGACCGTGAACGGAGTGGAGGCTACAGTAATCGATAGCCGATCGACAAAATTTAACTACGTGATAAAGACATGAAAAGCGGATTATCATATAGTAAAAACGAGTTTAATCAAGTTCTTGGCATACTTGATGAATCAATTGGCCGTGTGGAAGAGGCAATAAAATTCACATTGAAAACCGTTGTCGGGGGAAAGGCTGTAGCTCATGCGAAATCATACGGAAATTTCACAGACCGGACAGGTAATTTGCGCAGTTCAATCGGTTATGTGCTGGCAAAAGACGGTGATATTATTGATGTAGGAGGATTTGAATCTATTTCAGGTCCGGAGGGAAACAATGGAGAAGGTATAAGTGAGGGGAAAAAATACGCGGAAGAGCTTGGAAAGTCTTCCGGCTCAGGATACACACTTATCATCGTTGCCGGAATGAATTACGCAGAGTATGTCGAAGCAAAGGGATATAATGTCTTGACTGAAACCGAATCGTATTTAGTAAGCCAGATAAATGACGTTATCGACAGGATATTAAAACAAGCAGGATTCAAGAAATGAAAAAGAGCGAGTTGGAAACGGAAGTATATAATCTTCTGAAAAACTCTAATTTAAGAGTTTTTAAGGAAGATACACGCGACCCTAATTATAGGGGAGAATACATCGAAATCCTCCCGCTTGAATTTGGCGAAGAAAGATTGTTCAATTCTTCTATCGTAAACGTCAATATCCATATCCCCGATGTACAAGGCATAAAGAACTCCAGACGGCTTGATAGTGCTTACAACGAGATAAGGCCGATATTCCGAAGAGATAAAGACGCAACAGGTCAGTATTACACGAATTACAGTGGATTCCAGTTTTCCATTGTGTCAAGCAAGGATTACAAGGAAGACAACGGTACGCATTTCAGAAATTTAAGAGTAAAAGTAACTTATTTAAATCTATAATTATGGCAGATAGAGTTGTATATGGCATTAAAAGCCTAAAGTTTATGCCGGCAGTTACAACCGGAGAAAATGCCGGTTCTTTTCCGAACTTTTCCGAGGCATTAGCATCGTTATACGACATGAAAATGATTGTTCCCGATTCATTCAACATGAATCAGGAAGATCCGGAAAAATTGGATGTTGAATGGGAAGAGGTGGAAGACATTGCTATGAGCATACAGACGCGAAAAGGCACACGCTCATTTACGGTGTCTACGAATGATATGTCGGAAGAGGCATTTAAATATTTCCTTGGGTGGCAAAAGCCGACAGGAGAAAGTGACCCGAACAAAGACTGGGAAGTTGAGCCGGTTTCTTTCATGTTACCTCCGCAGGCTGTGGAATTGGAACCCATGCCAGCCGATAAATATCCAGGTATTATCCGGCAGTGGGCAAAAGTTGAAGTCGTTGTAAAAGAAACCGGTGTTGTGGGAAAATCCGGGTTGTCTAACCTCGAATTGACCTGTACCATCATGGCGAATTTCAATAAAGACAACAAGCAGATTCCGGGTTCGAGAAGAAAACAGGTGGTTTCCGCCTAATTACTAATGAGGGGGAAATAAATCCCCCTCTAATTTTATAGACATGGAAACATTAGAGCAACAAGTAGCAAAAGAAATAAATGAAAAGGACACGGTAATACATATTGGAGGCGAGGAACTGAAAGTAAAACCGCTCACACTCGGTCAGATTATTGATATATCAGCGGAGATAGCAGAGCTAAAAGGCATTTCGGAGGAAGACCAAGGGAAGGACGTGCTGACGGTAATGTTAGACCACCTTGACGATCTCGAAGTGCAATTGAACATCGCCCTTATCGTATTATATAGAAATGAAGAGGACAGGATAGAGAACAAGAAGTTTATCCGTAACAATCTCGATGAAAAGGCAATGACCGAATTGCAGGAGTTGTATGTAGAACGCCTGAACTCTCCTTTTTTTTTGACCAATATAATTTTCCTTCAAGGTTTGAATCTGACGAAGAAGACAAAAACGACAGTCCTTGGGCAATAATATTCGGCGCCATGAAAGGCCTAGGGTTAAGCTATCATGAAGTGTTGCATGAAATAAGCTGGCTAAATATCCAAATGTTATTAAAGTGCCAACCCTCCTACTCCACCGATAAAGACAAACCGAAACAAGTACACGCAAGTCAAATATTTTAAATTATGGCAGACGGACAAATGAATATACGTGTCAATGTTGATTTGAACGACATGAGGCGCAAGGCGGAAGAATACCGGAAAGAAGTAACAAAGATGGGTGTGATAACCGATGAATCCGGAAATGTTATCAGCACGGCATGGATGCGAATGAAACAAGCTGCTACGGCATATCTTGGAATGGACATAGTAAAAAGAATAGCTATGACACGTGGCGAGTTTCAGCAATTGGAAGTTGCATTTAAAACTCTTTTAGGAGCAGAAGAACCCGCCCTAAACCTTATGAATCAATTAGTCGAAACAGCCGCTACAACACCTTTTGATTTAAAAGGAGTAGCAGACGGTGCAAGGCAGTTGCTTGCATACGGATTTGCTGCTGATGAAATAAACGATACTCTTATAAGATTAGGAAATGTAGCTGCCGGTCTTGGATTGCCGCTTGAACGTTTAACATACCTATATGGAACAACGGCTGTACAAGGTCGATTGTATGCAAGAGATATGTTACAATTCCAGTCGTCTGGTATACCTGTCCTTCAAGAGCTTTCCAAGATGTATGGAAAGACTACAAGCGAAATAAATGACATGGTGACGGCCGGAAAAATTGGGTTTGATGACATTAAAAAAGTATTTGAGGGAATGACAAACGAGGGGGGTAAATTCTATGCCTTGATGGAGGGTCAATCAAAAACAATCATAGGTCAAATATCAAATCTTGGTGATGCGATAGATATGATGTTTAACGAAATCGGACAGGCGAATGAAGGTATTATTTCCGATGCAATTTCTGGAGCTTCATATCTTGTTGAAAATTACGAAAAAGTATTAAGTATATTAAAGGTACTTGTTGCTACCTACGGAACATACAAAGCCTCATTGATAGCCGTAGCTGCTGCGCAACGTGTATCCGTTACGATTCAAAATATCTCTGCATGGATTTCCCTTGCTAAAGCGATCCGGACGGCAAAAGATGCCCAGATTGCTTTCAATCTTGCTACAAAGGCAAATCCTTACGTTTTATTGGCTACAGTCCTAATTGGTGTTGGTACAGCCTTATATCAGTTCACAAAGAAAACAGATGCTGCAACTGATGCTCTAAAGAAATTCAATGAAGAAAGTAAAAAAAATGCAGATGATACAGCTACATTTATAACTATTACAAGGGACGAGAACCAATCCATTGCTGCGCGACAACTTGCATTAGATAGTTTAAGAAAAATGTATCCAGGTTATTTTGATAACATGAATTTGGAGGCTTTAAAGGTGATAAATCTGACAGAATTAAATAATCAACTTGCAAAAGCGACCAGAGAACGATCAAAAGCACAAGCTGAAGAAAGTATAAAAGAAACAGAAAAAAGTATTAATTCAATTAAACAGCAAATTGACTTTCTAAATAAAAATGCCGTACAGGGGCGTGGTGAAAGATTAATCAGAGCCAATAAGCAACTTCAAGAATTACAAGACAAGTTGGCCGGACAGCATTCTATATTGAATAAAGTAAATTCTGATATAAAAGCCCAGGAAGACGCCGAACGCCGGGCAAAAGAAGAAGCGGAAGCACATGCAAAATCTGTAGAAAAAACCGTAAAATGGTATGAAGAACAAATAAAAACCCTCAAGGAAGCTCAGGAAACATCAACAACAAATAAACAATTCAATGACTATCAAAGACAGATAGACCAGCTTACAAAAGAAAAAGAAACTATAACCGGAGCTTCTAAAGCTACCCAAAAAGCAGAGGAAGAAAGAATCAAAACAATCAAGCAAATTGATGAAGAACTTCTCTTTCTCCGTAAGCAAAACCAGCAAGCCCAAATCGACCTTATGCAGGAAGGTACAGAAAAAGAACTTGCACAAATCCGGTTAGACTATCAGGAAAAGATTGCTGAAATTAAAAAACTTGCTGACGATTGGGCGGCAAAACAAGGCGGAACACTCACGATTGAGCAAACAGTGCAAATTTCTACGTCTTATTCTACTGTAAAACAAAAAAGAGAACAAGACGAATCTGATGTGTACAAAAAACAGACCGATGAATTAAACGAACTTTTAAAACAATATCAGTCATACCAGCAACAACGCCTTGATATAGAAAGAAAATATAATAAAGATATTGAAAAGCTACAAGAAGAACTTGCAAAAACAACAGAAGAAAGCGAAAGAAACAGGCTTGAAGAATCCATCCGGGTAGCAAAAGAAAAAAAGAAAACCGAATTATCCGGACTTGACCTTGAACAATTTCAAAAAGAAATCGACTGGTCATCTGTATTCGGTAATCTTGACAAATTATCTACTGATGCTTTAAAAAAACTCCGGGACAAAATAAAGGAATACCTTTCTACGGTAGATGATTCTATTAGTAAAGAAGATTTTAAAACTGTTGTTGATGCCTTTGAAAACCTTGACGCAACTATTACAAACAGAGAGCCTCTTGAAGAATTAGTAAGCGGATATAGAGATTACAGAAAAGCAGTAGAGGAGGTTACAAAGGCCAAAAAAGAGTTGGATAAAGCTGACAATCCAGAAGCAAAAGAAAGAGCTGTAAAAAATCTTTCCGCTGCTGAGAAGAAAAGAGCTGAATCCCTTAGCAAAATGACACAATCCGTTAATGCAATAGGACAACAGGGTCAGCAAGTAATTTCTGCCGGGAATGATCTTGTAAATATGCTTACTAATTTAGGCATTGAAATCCCTGAATCTATTTCTGGAGCATTAAGCGGATTGGGACAGGTAGTGGATGGATTAGCAGAAATTGATATAACCAAGCCAATGAGTGTTGTAACGGGTGCAATTCATGTATTGGCAGGCGTTACAAAAACAATTGGCAGTATATTCGGGGTAGGATCAGATAACGGAGTAGCACAATATAAGGCGTTAAGAGAACAACTAGAGGCTATAAATGATCTATACAAAAAAATCATTGATAAATCAAAGGAAAAAATTGTATTTGGAGGTGGATTTGCATCGGTAGAGGCAGCGAAAGAAGCTAACGAAGCGCTAGAAAAGCAAATAGAAAATTATAGAAGATTAGCGGAAGTAGGAGGTAAAGCAGGATCAAGTGCAGGCTCACATAGTTATGCTTACCGGGCCAACGAAAGGCTTAAGAAATCATGGAATGATATTTCAAAGTCTATAGGACAAAATATTTCCAGTGTACAACAAATGTATAAATTATCCGGGGAACAGTTAGAGATTATACGAAGAGATTTCCCCGAAGCGTGGAGTAAAATACCTTCTGAAATAACTGAAAATTTAGATGCAATCATTGACTGCAACGATGAAGCCAAGGAACTTGCTAACACATTGCAAGAAGCACTAACTGGCATATCATTCGATAGTTTTTATAATGGATTTATTGATTCACTTTCGGATATGGATGCTTCCTTTGAAGATATGTGTGATGACTTTGAAGGATATTTGCGAAAATCGATTATAGCCGGTCTAATCGCAAGTCAGTACAAGGGAAGAATAGAAAATCTGTATAAAAGTTGGACAGAAGCAGCAGAAAGCGAAAATAAGATTACTGCAAAAGAGGCAGAAAAATTGAGGGATGATTATCAAGATATAATCCAAGATATGATTAAAGACCGGGATAATTTGGCTAAAACTTTTAATTGGGAAAGTTCTCCGGAAGAATTAAAACGCCAAACCGGCACCATATCCGAAACAATTACGGAGAAAACTGCAAATGAATCAATGGGAATATGGAGAGGTTCCTACGATACATTAAAGGCTATCAGCCAGCAGACAACGATATTTCATGAAACATACAAGTCTACAATGGCCACATGCAACTCCATACTGAACACGATAGCGAGGAATACCGGAGAAACGGCGAATAATACTTCCGTCTTGTCTGATATGCACAACACATTGAAAAACATGGACGGAAGACTACGAACAATTGAAAGTGAATCAAGTAAAAGATACGCAAGATGACGGATTTTTATTTTGAATAATTCTAAATAATAATTATATTTGCATCAGTATGTGATGACACATACCACCCAACACCGGACGGCATGGCAGAATATTATATTAATAATACTCCTATTTCCCAATTCGGGATAATTCCAACAAAATCAAATGGCAATATTGCCATTTCTGGATGCTTCAATCTTCCGAAAAGAAAAGGGACTACTTACTACGATTGGGTTACAGACAACAGCGTGGAGCCTTATGTGGAGAGTGAAGATATGGATTTTGACAGCCGGGATATTTCAATAACAGGAAATATCGTGTCTGATTCTGACTCTTCTCTTCCTTTAATAAATGATTTCATGAACGAGTTGCCGGAGTTATTTACGTTGTCATGCAAATGGGGAAGCTGGAGTGTAAAATGCAAAAGTACGACCATCGAAACCTTTACAAAATCGGCTTGCAAAATAACGATTAAATTCATAGAACCTCTTGTTAATTTATCTGGGACACTCCCCTCTCCCACCGAAAACGGGGAGATTGACGGATACAAATGGACTTCTTTCGGATTATATCTGAAAGAAATATCAAACTATCAGGGAATCGGTGCGCCAAAATCGTTGAGCACAACCCAAAATCCGTCTTATTCACTTTATTCAAAAGGAGGGCAAGAGAAGACGGAGATAACCGTTTCCGGTATGATAATAGCTGAAAATACAGAGCAATTCAAGGAGAGAATCAAATCATTATATGCCCTATTTGGGAAAGCCGGAATAAGAACTATCAATTACAGAGAAAGAGAGATTAAATGTTTTTGCACGAATGGATTTTCTGTACAAAACGTTTTTTCTATCGGGAAAGTATACGCTGATTTCAGTTGCAAATTAATCGTAATATCGAATGAAAGGATATAGCATATATAGAGATAATACCGTTATTTACGAATTTGTCGTTGATGATACCATCTCGAAGTCATTAAGCGGAAATAAATATGTTTCGTTCACTATTTCGTCAAAGAATGATCTTGACTTAAAGATAGGCGACTATGTTTTAGTCGGGAATGAAAAGTACGAGATTTTCGAGCCTATTGATATAGAGGAAAGTAACGGAGTGTTTACCTATCCGCTTACGTTCTATTTTCAAGGATATAAGCTGAACAATTCCATCATGACGGACGAAGGAGCGACAACATTTGCCTACCATGGAGAGGTCAGCGACTTCATGACATTGCTGATTGATTCCTTGAACGAGGACTATCCGGAATTTACCCTTGGAACCATTCAGAACGGAAGTATCCTTGATTTGAGTTTTGATAATAGTAATTGTATGGCCGCACTTCAAACGGTATGCGAGAATGCCAAAATGGAGTGGGATATTACGGGCACTATCATAACCGTAAAGAGCAGAATCGGAGAAGAGACTGACCATGTATTTGAATATGGGAGGAACAAAGGTAGCTATTCAGTAAAACTCGCAAAGGTCGCAAACGCTTCCATTACCACACGAATGATAGGTAAAGGAGGTACATTAAATCTGCCTGCCGACTATGTTTCTCCGGATAGCCCCAAGCGGTTGAATCTGGGCAACGAAGTTCTTGAAAAGAATGTAAACAAATACGGCAAAATTACGGGTGTATATATTAATGAAAACATCTATCCACGCCTGATTAACAAGACGGTGTTAGGTGTAACGATACCGGATAATATTGAAGAAGCCGGAAGCTGGAAGATAAAACTCGATATTCCTTTCAACTTATCTGATTATTATGCAGACAACGAGGTTCCGGTTGTAAAATTTCAGACAGGAGATTTAACCGGGTTGGACTTTGAGATAGTGAAAAACAGCTGGAACAATACCGACAAGACGCTTTCAATTATCGTAAAAGAGGAAGAAGACGGGTATTATCTTCCGAATGCAAACAGACAGCCACGTGTCGGAGACGTGTTTGTCCTCCTTAACATCAATATGCCGCAATCTTACATAGATGAAGCAACACAGGAATTGAGGGAGGCAACACAAAATGAGCTGAACAAAAAGTGTGAACCGCAATACGCCCCGTCTCTATCAGTTCAAAAACACTATATCAAGAAGAAAGGAATATTACTGAATATCGGTGATGGAATTACCGTAAAAATAGGCGGCCGGAATATCACGACAAGAATTATCGGTACTACTGAAACAAGCGATGATATAAGGGTTGAATTGGGCGACCAGATGCTTTATACCTACGACACTAAGGTAAATAATACAATAGAGCAGATACAATTCACCTTAAAGCAGCTTATCAATATAGATGATATAAAAAGGCTCTTCTATAACCTTATCAATGCGTGGTATCCGAAGTGGTTCAATCAAAAGTTACATAAAGACGCGGACGTTGAATTTAATTCTGTGAAAGCGGCTGAATTAGTCCAATCCGACAATTTCTCATCCAAGAATTTCACCTCCGGAGCGTTTGGTAGCGGACACAGAATAAAAGACGGGAATGCTGAGTTTCAGAATCTGACGGTAAGGGGGCAGTTCAGTGTGTTTGAGTTTCTGATACAGCAGGTAAAGGCAATCGGCGGGAAGTTTTGTGTCTCTCCGGCAGCTATAAAGACGGGAAGTGTAGAGGAGACAGAGAATGGGTACAAGTGCTTTTTCAATACTGACAGTGGGACGATAATGAATCCTTTCGTAGTGGGCGACCAAGCTTTTCACCAAGTTTTTGACGGGCAGAAAATGAAAAGGTATTGGCGTCTTGTCACGGAGGTAGGCGCGGATTACTTTGTCTTGTCAAAAACGGATTGTGAGGAGAATAGCGGCATTCCGGAGGCTGATGAAGAAATAGTATTATTAGGAAACCGGACAGACATAAACCGCCAATCCGCGATAATGATTTCGGCGTATGACAACAATTCGCCTTACATTGCTTTCTATGCTGGGATAAACTCCTATTCTTTTGAAGGGAAAGAACCGATGCGGACGGGTAATTTGAATGGCATAGTGGATGAAGATTTCGGGCAGTTGACAGGATTCGGATTGTATTGTCAGAACGTTTACATGAAAGGGGTGTTCAGACTGATGTCTGGTAAAACGGTGGAAGAGTCCATCGGAGACGTGCAGAGTAATCTGGACAACCTACAGGTAGGAGAAACCAATCTCCTTGACAATAGTAACAAGGGATGGAAGAATAGTGATTATCTAACAGCGACAATTTACTTAGGAGATTACAAACCCAAAGAAGGAGAAGAATGTACAATTGTTATTAAAGGGAAATTAGGAACTGATAAAAAATATTTTGGCATATTTAATTCAGGTGGTTCGGCTAGGTTACTTAACATTTTCCCAAATGAGTTTAATTCAGATAATATTGCAATAGAAACATTTAAGTGGACATTAGTAAATGGATCATATATTGCTGCTAATAAATTCATTAATATATATGCATGCGAATCAAGTGTAGTTGCAGAATCTGAAATAGAGTGGGTAAAACTAGTATTAGGCAATAAAACTTCGCTATTGTGGACTCCCTCCATTAACGACCAAAAACAGCACGCCATAGATGTAGCGGCAGCCGAGGCAGCCTTGGCAGAAACAAGGGCCAATGCTTACGCAGACGGTATTGTAACAGAGGCGGAGCAGAACGCAATAAACGAGGCGCAGGCGAGATTGGATGCGTTACAAATCGGCTCCGTAAATCTCATATCCAAAAAAATGATGCTCCGATGGAATGAGAAGAACAAGGATATTGCAGTTTGGGGGCAAGATGCAGACGGGGTGTATCTCAGGATAAATGAAGCACTACTGCATAAAAATTGGGCGGGCAGCAATGAAATTGCTAATCCGGTATTTGATTTGCAATTCAAACCCGATACACAGTATGTATTATCTGTTGAATGGAAACTTGCAGCAGTACAAAATTACGATGGACTTGCTTTCAGGATATTTTACACTGATGGAACGGCAGAATGGCATGGATTAGCAGGAACAATAATCACAAAAACAATCGCCAGATTAATTACGAAAGCCGGGAAAACAGTGCAGAAAATATCTGCGTCATACGGAAGCAGTAAAGCCAATACACTAATCTACAATATCTCCCTAATCGAAGGCAATAAACCCTTGCAAGGCTTCCCCGTTGCAGAAGAAGATCAGACCGGAGCAAATAATGTGAATCTGGCGGATGGGACGAAGGAATTTACTGTTACAGGTGGGACAGGAAACTGGGTACGTAAGGAATTATATGTATCTAAAATAAAGCCCAACACGGTATATTACGTAAATGCAGGTAATATTCAGAATTTAGCAGGTACTCCTAGTAAATATACTTTTGTATTGTATGATAAAGATATAACTGCTGCGCTATGTCCAATGTTAAATGCAGATAAGAATGGAGGTTTTTTAATTACATATAATAATTTCACTGAACAAGAAGGATTATTACTATGTTATGCCGGTGTTAGCGGATCAACCGCCGGTAACTCTGTAAAATTTACCGAAGTAATGCTAGTCGAAGGCTTTCTTCCCGCCCCTGTTTGGACTCCTTCTCACGGAGACGTGGAGCAATCCATCCAAGACGCTATCGCTAAGACGGTAGACATCACGGCCCCTTCACAGGTGTTTAAGTATGGTGCTGGATATACTGGAACACCTTCCCCGGCAAGTATTGTTTTAACGGCACTCCCAAGAAATTTCACCCCGACGTCTTATCAGTGGCAGTATTTAAACGGCAGTACATGGACGAACATAAGCGGGGCTACATCCTCAACTTATTCTGTTATACCGGGGAACACTACTTTATTTCCTTCTGGTACGAATGTTAGGACGTTCCGGGTTGTTTGTGACGGGGATGAGAAGCTATCGGATAGTTTCACGCTGGCAAAATTGGCAGATGGTGCCCAAGGAGCTAAAGGCGATAAGGGAGATACAGGAGCCATGGGTACATCAGGAGCAGATGCTTATACAGTATTACTGACGAACGAGTCACATGCTTTCGCTGGTTCTGTATCTGCGGCATTGGCAGGGTCTACCTCTTGTGCCGTGGTAGCCTACAAGGGCGCTACACAAGTTGCGGCTACTATCGGCTCCATATCCGGTTTGCCTGCAGGCATGACGGCAAGTATAACCAATAACGGGACAACCAAGGCAACAATAACCTTTACCGTTACCACCAGCATGACTACGGCGAGCGGAACGGTGAATATACCTGTTACAGTAGATGGCAAGTCTTTCACCCGTGTTTTCTCCTACTCAATCGCTTTCAAGGGGGCAACAGGAGCCCAAGGAGCTAAAGGCGATAAGGGAGATACAGGAGCCCAAGGAATACCTGGAGAGTCTATTAACGGGAAGATGCTGTGCAAAGACCCGGAGTTTAAACTAGGGCTAAATGGCACCAAAACATATCATGCACAAAATGATGGTGGATCACTAACAGTTTCCAGAATACAAAAATCCTCAAACGCAAATGCTGCCGGATCGCCTTATAACGACTCGGACTATTGCCTGTATATTAAAGCATACGGAGGGACCTGGACAAATCATTTGGGGGGATTCTATTTTGCTAATCAGTCCCGTGCCAATGCCGTGTTTATCGTGAAAGTGAGTGCCAAAATACCCGTCGGGTATACTTTGAAAAATGTTCATAACAGCTACGGAACCGATGGTAAGCAAGAGCAGCTGACCTCAATGGCAGGTACGGGGAAATACGAGACTTATATATTCAAGGTGACATGCGGGAGTACGGGTACTTTTAGCACCATAAATCACCTGATGCTGTCAGGCCCGGTAAAACCATCAACTGCCCCCTTGGAATGGTTCGTGGACTACGCCACGGTTTTCGACCAGACAGCGGACGGTTACTCCGACATAGAGATTACTACGAAAGATTCTTTTGCTGCACAACTTGGATTTACAAATTTCGAGGCATTGGAAAAAAATGCTGTAAACTCAGAAAATGGTACGCTTATCCAAGGAGGTTATATAAACACGAATCTGATAAAGGCGGATGCCTTAATTGCTATAGATGGTTTTATCGACAAGTTAAAAACAAACATTCTTGCTGCTGATTCCATCAAAGCAAATATGCTCTCCGTAGCAGGCTTCAATTTCGCAGATTATAAGATTTACGGAGGGGCTGCGTATGGGAGTGGTTCCGGTATTCAAATCACATCGACAACGGCAGAAAGATCTTTTAAAGCTTACAAAGACACTAATAATTATATTGGTATGTACTATAATAGTGCTACTGATTGGGGGATAAAAGGGGTCGTTGGTGAAGTTACGTATCTTCAACTTGGAAATATAAATAAAATAGCAGGGTTAGAATTAAGTAATAATGGGTTGAGATCATCTGATTTTAATCCTAAGTTAATGACAGGCTCTTGTTATGCTAAAAATGGTTTTTCTGTATATGCATCAGAATCCGGCGTACTAGCCCCTTCAACTGGTGTGTTACAAGCCGGAATAATAACAGCAAAAGGAACTCAAGCAAGTATAACCGGATTAGAGATAATAGCCAAAAATACTTCCGGTAATGCAACACTATCAGAAATAACAGCATTAAAATTAAGGGCCATAGACTATGTTGATGATAGTATAAAGATGGCTCCAACTGCGGCTTTAATAGTTGAAGAGGGAGTATCGATATTTAGAGATGCTGTTGAAATTGCTGGAAAGTCTACATTTAGAAATAAGATCTATCTTGATTTAGCCAGTATACCCAATATTTCAGGGGCTTCGAATTATTACCTATGTATAAATAGATCAACCGGACAATTAAGTTACAGATAAATTATAAAAAACATGGAAATTAACTATTTTATTTCAGCAAAAGCAACGGCAACGGTACAGAATATAAATGTATCGCTGAGTGCAGAGTACCAAAAAGAGCAAGCACCGGAAGTTATCTCCGTAGTAGCAAACGGATACTTGGGTGATGGGCAGAAATACATGAACGCAGCCATTAAATACAATCCCAAGTCCGAAGATTTTGGCTCAATTAACGGAGCAAATGTTGACTTGGGTATTATTCAGGAAATTGTTCCGCTAATTACGGAATTTTATTCAAAAATCACTGAATCACAAAAATATAGCCTATGAAACTGACCATTTACGAAAGGTTTATACTAAAAGAAATTTTACCGGACCACGGGACGATGTTGCAAATGATAACCATGGAAAGTATTCGCGACAAAACCCGAATAACAGTAAAGGATATCAAAAAATATTCCATAGTGGAGAATAAGAAAACAGGGTATCTCGACTGGAATACATCTATTGATAAAGGTGAAGACTTTAATCTTGATCCCGTAGAAATAGAATTCCTTAAAAACAGATACAAGGAATTAGATGAACGGGGTGAAATTACAATGAGGACTTTTTTTCTTTGTAAAAAGATAAGGGATTTATAAAAAAGAGGCCGCCCTCGCGACCTCTATAAATATTTCCCAAGCAACCCCAAGTCAATCTTATGTTGCAAATTTACAAAGTTTTTTTTGAGAATACAAAAGAATAATTTAGAAATATAAAACAATATGGACAAAGAGGAATGGAGAAGGTTAATAACCGAAACACTGAAAGAAACAGGCTTGTACTCTGACAATGCAAGAGATCTTATCATGGGGACGTTTGCTCAGGAAAGCAATTTTAAGTACACCCGGCAAATTGGCGGTGGTCCGGCTTTAGGATATGGGCAGATGGAGCCGGCAACCTTCAATGATATTGTGGTTAATTTTCTCCGGCATAAACCGGAACTAATGGGGAAAGTAATGAAAGCATCCGGTGTTGTCACTATGGAGCCTGAGATGCTTGTAGATAACAAAAAGCTGATGATCTGTATGACCCGCATACATTATTTGCGTGTAAAGGAGGCATTACCTTCGAATAAGGATGTTTGGGCGATGGGTGAATACTGGAAACAATATTACAATACGCCATTAGGCAGAGGGACCGTTAAGGAGTTTGTCGAGAACTATAAAAGATATTGTTTATAACAATGTTTCGGGAGGGGATAGAAGTACCACATTTAAATTAAAATTATGAGTGAAAGAAACACAATTTCGGCAATGGCCACAGTATTTATGAGTGGTTTTATGGAGTTCATTGAACCCTTAAAATGGTTTATGCTGCTTGCACTGATATTAATTGTCGTAGACCTAAGGTTTGGGATAGCGGCATCCAAGAAAAGGGGTGAAAGAATCCGGTTTTCACGGGCTGGGAGAAGGACTATCAACAAAATGGTAGATTACTTATGCTGGATTCTTCTTGCCGGAGCTATAGGGAAGACATTTGGAGAACCTTTTGACATTCCGCTGCTTCCTTCTATTGTCCTGTTGGTCATATACGGGTTTGAGATAAATTCCTGTTATGGGAATTACTTTGAAGCTCACGGTCGGCATGTAAAGGTCGATATTTTTAAATTTTTCAGGCGGAAGTCTGATATTATTGACATAGAAGAAAAAACAGAAAAATGAGGATAATAATTATACTGATAGCCCTTTCTATATTCTCCTGCCGGAGTATTCAGTACGTGCCGGTAGAGACAGTAAAGACAGAGAAAGAATACATTGACAAGATAAAGCGGGATAGTATCTATGTACGCGACAGTGTATTTGTTCTTGTTAAAGGCGATACAGTTTTCAGAGACAAATATCATATTGTGTATCGTGATAGGCTTATGCATGATACGGTAAATATAAGCAAAACAGATAGCATCGCGGTCCCCTATCCGGTTGAAGTTGTAAAAAACAAAGTACCAAGCATTATGTGGTGGCTTATCATTTTACTGGCAGCATTCAGTATACCGTCAGTATTAAAGATTATCCGGTTTATCCGGGGCAAAATATAAAAAGAAGCCCCACTTCAAAAATATAGCGTACCACCACTACATCCTGTCTGTAAGACTTCTTTCGGGGAGTTTTACGGACAGGATTTTTATTGGTTGCACTTTTTTGAGAAAAAATTTATGAAAAAATTACAAAGGCCGAGTACGATGGTGCGTAACAAACAAGTTATCAGCATATATGAAGAATTAAAAAACTCAGAAAAATATTCAGATTTTTTCCATTTGCTTCCACGCTCTTTCATATACGATAAAATAAAGGAACAGACCGGGCTGTGTCACAAAACGATTGCTGACATATTAAATCATAGGGAAAAAACAGAATGATGTTTTGGAATGATTCTAAATTGAGAATTATTTGCAAAAATGTAGATGTGTTGACTATTTATGTGGATTAGAATTTATACATTTGTATCATCAAACAGATATCCAAATGAAAGAGAAAAAATCATATTCGCAAACATTCGTTGTAAAAAATACATCGACAGCCCTTGTTGATTTTTTCAACAAACTACGTGATCATAAAATGTCTAAAATTGAAGAATTGCGTAGCAAAAAAGATATCTATTTCCCTGCTTCTACTTCGAAATGATAATAACTTATCCAATAAGTGACAATTTCGGGAATGAATATCTTATCCGTATAGAAGATTGTCAAAATTTGCCTGATGAGATAATGAAAGAGTTGGGCAATATTAAAATATTGGACATTACTCTTGAGCGAATATCCGGCGAACAATATACAAATTCTGGCATATTGTCAAAAATATCCACGTTCATTGCCGGGGTGCTTCTTGACAATGAGAATGCAATGCTATATTTTTATTGCGATGATGTACATGATGTAAAGCGCAGGGACATGGAAATAACACCTCAAAAATTCAGAAGTGACCTTTTTTCTGCAATGTTCATAAGATATGTAAAAGCAAAATCATTGAAAGATATTGTAGATACTACCATAACGGCATACGCAGACCGGGACATATATATACATATTATTGCAAGGAGAAGGCATAAAAAACAAGTAGATGCTATACGTTCAAGCATTGAAAACCTTTCACATAAATAATATTTTCCTTGATTTAAATCAGAATGAATCTAAATTAAATGTAATCCCAATTATTTTATATGTTTTAACAAATACGGTGGGGTATTTTTTGATTATATTTGCGGCAATTAACAATCAAAATTTATTTAGTATGAAAAACAAAAAAGAAAGTTTCACGTCTCGGGTAGGATTGTTCTTACTATTGGTGACTTTTTGTCTTGGTACAATACAGGCTCAAAGTTCTA